ATGTATATTGGGTCGATTAAACCACATAAAGCAAATAAGTGGATTATCCAAGATGATAAGATGGTTCAAAAAGAATTAAACTATAATCCTGGTTTATTAAAAATATTTGATGAGATTGTCACTAACTCAGTCGATGAGAGTAAAAGAAGTGGATCCAAATTAAATACTATTAAAGTAGATATAAATAGAGAAACAAATTACATCAATATTTGGGATAATGGTGGAATACCTGTTGTTAAACATACTGAACATAAAGAGTGGATTCCAGAAATGATTTTCTCAAATCTTAAGGCTGGTTCCAACTTTGATGATACCGAAGAAAGAACTGGAGCTGGGACAAATGGTGTTGGTTCTACTCTTACAAACATATATTCAAAAGAATTTACGGTAAGTACTTGTGATGGTAAGAATCATTACACACAAACTTTCTCTAATAATATGAGAAAAAGAACTACTGCTAAAATCAAAAAAAGCACTAAAGGATTTACAGAGATTAATTATTTAGTAGACTTTGATAAATTCGAGCTCAAAGGAATAGACGAAGATCATTTCAAAATGCTTGAGAAAAGAGTTTATGATATTGCTGGTTGTAATACTAATCTTAAAGTTTACTTTAATGGTAAACTAATTAACTTTAAGGCATTTGAAGATTATATTAAGTTATATACTCCGAATTTCTTTTATGAATCCAAAAAAGATAAAACTTGGTCATTAGGTATCGCACTTTCTGAAAATGGATTCCAACAAGTTTCATTTGCTAACTCAACTGACACTTATGATGGTGGAACCCATGTTGAGTATGTTATGAAACAAATTCAAGTTGCTTTAATAGAGTATTTTCAGAAAAAACATAAAGTAGAAGTAAAGCCAAATGAACTAAGAAATCATATGTTTTTATTTTTAGATTCTACTATAATCAATCCATCTTTTTCATCTCAAACAAAAGAAAAGTTAATTACTGAGGTAAAGGAATTTGGTTCTACATTTGAAGTTCCTACAAAGTTAATTCAATCAATTCTAAAATCTGAAATTGTAAATTCAATATTAGACTGGATTCAACAAAAGAAAAACGCAGAGGATTCAAAACTTCAAAGAGACTTAAATAAGAAACTTGGTAAGATTAAAGTTGAGAAACTTATTGATGCTAAAGGTAAAGATCGTTGGAAATGTTCTATTGGATTATTTGAAGGCGATTCAGCTATCTCAGCTTTTAGAAAGTACAGAACTCCAGAGACTATGGGAGCTTTCGCTCTTAAAGGTAAATTTGTTAATGTATCTGAAATGACAAATCAAAAACTAGTTCAAAATGATGAGGTTGTAAATTTAATGGCGGCTATCGGTCTTAAACTAGGACAAACTATTGATTTGAAGAATCTTAGATATGGTAGAGTTCTTTTTTATGTAGATGCTGATGTTGATGGTAATTCAATTGCAGCTCTTCTTTTAAATTTCTTTTACAAGTATTGGCCAGATATGTTCGATAGACGAATGGTTTATAAAGTTGAAACTCCAATTGTAGTAGCTATTCCAAAAGCTAAGACTAAAAAGAAAATTCTTTTCTATACACAAACTGAATACAATGTGTGGTCTGAAAAGAATGATCTAAAACAATTTGAGATTAAGTATAAAAAAGGTTTGGCAGCTCTTGTTGATGATGAGTACCAAGATATTATAAATACACCTAGACTTACCTTGATAACTAAAGATGATGTGTCAGATAAATCACTTGATATTTGGTTTGGCAAAAACTCTGATCTAAGAAAAACAGAATTGTTAAAGTAATAATGAATGATCTAGAATTATTACAGGTCTATAGCTTTGATAAAAAAGTTAGATATGGATCTAATAATGATGGTGGTTATGTAATAGCTGAACTTGATGGTGGATATGATTGTTATATTTCTGCTGGTATATCTGACGAGGAAAGTTTCTCAAGAGATTTTATTAATGAATATAATATGAATGAATATAATAGTTTTGGTTTCGATGGAACTATAGATAATTATCCATATCATTATACAGAAAAAATTTCATTTATAAAAAAAAATATAAATAGTTTTAACGATGATAGTAATTCTAATCTATCTTTTTATACTGAAAGATATAATAATATTTTTTTAAAAATGGATATAGAAGGAGGTGAGTATAAATGGTTATTGGAAATCGATGAAGAACAATTAAATAAATTTAAACAAATTGTAATAGAATTTCATGGAATTACTAATAATACCTGGGGTTATAACTATATCGATAAAATAAAATGTCTAGAAAAGTTATCAAAAACACATTACATTATACACGCTCATGGTAATAATAATGATTGTGTTGTTAATAATATTCCAAATGTTATTGAGTTAACTTATGTTAATAAGAATTATTTTGATTTATCACCAGGATTTAATACAACATCTTTGCCTATTATCAATTTAGACTTCTCAAATAAACTCAATTGTGATGATATTAATTTAAATTTTTATCCATTTGTGATGTCCAATTAAAATCACTATCTTTGCTTTTATGAGAGATCGTGCCTGGAGAAGATATGTCGAAGAACGTGTAGTTATTAGAAGACTACATTGGTATAGTAGTAGTGTCACTTGGAGTTGGAGAGGATTTGAAGATGTTAATAAAATATGTCATCAACATCCAAAATTTAATAGTAGTATCGGAACACAGATAAACTTTAGATTCAAGACACACACAACAACAAAATATGATAGTAGGTATAAAACAAAATACTCACCAAATAGAGGACCAAGATATTGGCGTGATGGTTTTAAAACTAGAGAAAACGACAAAAAAATATTCTTAAAAATATTAAAAGAAAATGGACTTAAATAGTTTAATACCTGATAAATTCAGACCTTTAGTTAATCCGAACTGGGTTATTAAAGGTAAATTTCTTATGTTTAAGAAGTATGAAAATATACCTATTTGTTTTATCGAAGATGATATTGTTTATATTTTCTTAGACGCTAAGATTTCAAAACAGGTAATATTATTAACTAAACATATTGTTGATCAAAATATTGAATTTTACTTTACTAGTCCGACTTTATCAAATCCAAAGGGTGTAGATGAAGATGATTATAAAGATTTAATAATCAGACATTATTTATTATCATTTGTAAATAAGTTATTTTATAACGGATTCAAAAATATCGATTTTGACTTAATTAGAAATATGGTTTTGTGGTGTGAGAAAGAAGATTGTTATGAATTAATTAAAGATAATTATGATGATATACTAAAAGATGTTTCACGTAAACACTATGATTACTATGCTAATAAGGAATTTTATGATTATGAAATTGATATCAGAGAGGAATTTCAAACTTTATATCGAGAAATACAGATAAATAAAATTCTTTAATCCATTCAGAACAAAAATACACACTTTCAGAACATTTTTATAAATAAAAAAATTGATATTAACATTAGTGTTTGCAATGCTAATTGGTTAACTACATATGCTCATTTGTGTGAATTTTTCAAAACTTAGTATATTTTTCTAAATATATACAGCAAATTAAAAATGTATATTTATGAAAACAATCTTATCTTTATTTTTCGTTATTTTATCATTTGGTCTTTTAGCACAAGGTGTTGCTATTAATACTGATGGTAGTAACCCGGACGCATCCGCTATTCTGGATGTCAAATCAAATTCTAAAGGTGTTTTAATACCTAGAATGACACTTTCCGAAAGATCATCAATCTCAACACCAGCAAGTGGTTTACTTGTATATCAAACTAATGGAACAAGTGGTTTTTACTTCTATGATGGAAGTGGATGGGTTAGATTAGCAACCGGTTCAGAAGTAGACCAAACCGTTTCTTTAACAGGAGGTACAGGTATTTCAGTTTCTGGAACTTACCCTAACTTTACTATTGTTAACTCAAGTCCATCAAGTGGTGGTACTTTAACAAGTGTAACCGCTGGTACTGGATTGTCAGGAGGAACTATAACTTCAACTGGGACTATTTCAATGCCTTCAGTTGGAACAGCTGGAACATATGGTTCAGCTACTCAAGTTCCTGTCCTAACTACAGATGCGCAAGGTAGAGTAACCGGTGTTACAAACACAACAATTTCTGGTGTTGTTCCTTCTGCTGGTAGTGGTGACTATATTCAAAATGGAACTTCTCAACAAACAACCGCAAATTATAATATAGATGGAAACGGAACATTAGGTGGTGATATCAATGTTAATGGTTCCGATATTAATGGACCAGGTATAAGTGGTGGAACAAGTGGTATCTTAAGAATCAATTCAAACACAGATGTTAGAGTTGCCTTAGATAAAGACGCTAATGGTTCTCAAAGTTTTGATATTGCTCCTAATGGTGGGTCAACTGCAGTCTTTTCAGTAACTGAGGCGGGAAATGTCTCTACAGATGGTTATGTGAGAATGAAAGAATCAGGAACAACTCCAACATTTTATACGGCTTTACAAAGTGGTGACTTAACAGGAAATTTAACACTAACTTTACCAATAACTGCAGGTGCTTCAGGTCAATATTTAAAAACCGATGGAACTGGAGTAACTTCTTGGAGTACTTTAACTCAAAGTTCTTCAACTACTTATCAAACTGCCGCTCTTGTACCAACAACCACAACATCATCGGTTATTACAGGTTTGACAACAACTTTTACAGCTGACGCTAATCACCTTTATTATATATCAACAACAGGATGTGTTGTTGACGCTTCTGCCACAACAAATAGAAATGTCAACTCACAAGTTGGTATTTTTGTCGATGGTGTTGTATTAGCCGCGGGAACTCAAGTGGCTTGTGCTCAAAATTTAGGAACAATATCTTTATGGACTTATGGTAATTGGTCAATAAATCAGGTTATATCACTTACTGCGGGGTCACATACAATAGATGTTAGAGCAAACAGAAGGACTGATTCTAATATTGATAATCCTACAGTTGGTGGGGCATCAGGAACTGTTTGTCAAGGACAATTAACTGTTATGGTTATTTCTAAATAAAATAATAAGAAAATATGAAAAAAATTTTAACAATATTATTCACATTTTTAACATTCACTCAATTACTATCACAAAATAGTTTTATAGTGAATGGTGGTTTAGATGTTGTAGCAACTGGTTCTGTTGAAATAGTTTTAAGTGATTATAACTATACTAATCAAACTGGTTCGTTATTAAATATTGGTAGTTACTTAAATTTCACAGGAAGTACAAACCAAACAATAACTGGAACTACTCAATTTGAAAATATAAAAGTAAATAAATCAAGTGGTGAGTTACTATTAGTTGATGATATTTCAGTTTCAGGTGACGTTACTATGACAAATGGTAGTATAAATTTAAATGGTAAAATATTAGATTTAGGAACAACCGGCTCGCTTGTAAATGAAACAAATATTAAAAAAGTTTACTCAACATCATCAACATCCTATGTTAGAGTTATAAGAACAATTGGTAGTGGTGTTACAATAAACCCAGGTAATATTGGTTTATCATTAGTAACAACAAATGCACTTGGTAGTACCGAAGTTAGAAGAAGAAATGAAATTGTTGATGTCGGATCATCAAATATGAGTATCGATAGAGTTTATTCAGTTTTCCCATCTACAAATAATGGAAGTCTTAATGCGACACTAGACGTTAACTATTTTAATTCAGAATTAAATGGATTAGATGAAAGTTCTTTAGCAACTTTCAGAAGACCATCTATAAGTTCAGCTTGGGTAAATAAAGGTGGGACAAATATACAAACTTCAACTGGAAGTGGAACAGGTATAGTTCAAAATTTGAATTGGATGGAATTTTCAGAAGTTACACTGGCTTTAAATGCAACTCCATTACCGATAGAACTATTAAGCTTCTCGGCTGATTGTTTCGATGGTGGTGTTAAATTAACTTGGGTAACAGCATCTGAGTTAAACTCTGACCATTTTGAAATAGAAAGATCTAGAGATGGTTTCAATTGGGATTTAGTTTTAAATAAACCTGCTGCTGGAAATAGTAATCAAGTTCTTACATATGAAGTAGATGATAAAGGAAGTAAATTGTTTGATGATATCTTATATTATAGACTTAAACAATTTGACTTTGATGGTTATTATAAAATCTATGATGCAATTTCAATAAATTGTTTGAAAGATGTCAATAATTACATAAAAATATATCCTAACCCTAGTGATAACTTATTTAATATTATATTAAATAATGATTTACTAATTGGAAATTCTGTAATAAAAATAACAGATGCATTGGGTAGAACAATTTATAACAATAATGTTAATGTAACTCCTGGTGTGAATTTATTTGTTTTAGATTTAGATATTAAACCTGGTATTTATTACATATCAATTGATAATAATGGACACTCATCTGGTGTAGTTACACAAATAATAAAGTAATAAAAAATACTTAAAACCCACTCAAAACTGAGTGGGTTTTTTTATTCAAATTAAATTGTGAAAAATGAATATTAATATATAAAACATATGAACTATATTCAAAAATATAATGAGTGGGAGAATATTTCAGAAGCTACTTTAGATGATACTAAAGAGTTAGTTGATTATGATATATCAAGAAAGGGTAGAGTTAAAATTAACTTACTTGGTATTAGTGAGAATATAAAGTTAACTACATGTAGTTCAGTTCCCGCTGACAATGAGTTTGTAATTCAAATTAGACCTAGTTCTTTTAGATTAATTGAATTCTCAAAATTTATTGAGTTGTATAAAATAGAAGACATGAATAATATATTTGTTTATGAAACAACTTCTACTAAATATCCATATGCTGTTGTTTTAAAAGGAACAAAAACAACTATGGTTAGACAATCTAATAGGGTTGGTGGTTCTGCCAGAGGTAACTATTTTAGAGAAACCGCTTTTATAATAACACTTGCTATTAGACTTTGGGAAAATAAAGGAGTTAAAATTGATATTTATTCCAATAGAGGAAAAATCGAAATGAATTTTGCTAAAGGAGTTGCAACTATGTCTAAGAAGGAAAGAGCTGAATTTAGAAATCAATATGATGAGTTTGTTCATGATAAGAAAATATATGATGCTATGGTTACTCAAATAGATTCTTTGATTCAATATCTTGGTGTTTCGATTTTTAATATTAAATCGGTGGTTAAGAACTCAGTAGATTTACTTATTAATAGAATAGCTAATGATTTATTAGATGATGAAGAAGACTTACATAGTGATATTGTTAAAAGTCAACCTCAAAATATAGCTGATTTTAATACCTTTGAAATTCCTAAAGGTGTAACCTTATCAAAATGGAATCCAAGTGATATCTGGATTTTATATAAAGACGCCGATTGGACTTTAATCGAACCAAAAGGATATGATGATAATGAAATAGAGAGTCTTGAAGAATTAAATGTTTACTTACATAATTGTATTGTAAATAAAGAAGGTATAGTTGGTGTTTCACTTAAACAACAAATAACTAATGCTGGTGGTTTATATGAAATAAATTTAGATGAGAATAGAAAGTTCTCACACGATTATAAAGGATATTATGTTAAAAACACTATAAAGTCTTCTAAGATTAAATTCTCATATGAGAAACTTGGTGGTGTAATCGGTGGTGGTGAAATAGATGTTAGAACATTTGACACTGATACTAAATCTCCAATATCTGCTGAGGTTAAAGGTTCTACAGCTTCTCAACATATGAGTGGTAAAGCCGGTTCTTATATAAAGTTTGTTATGCCTGTTGATAAATATAAAGTATTAGAATTTATCAGAAAGAATAATGTGGATGATATTAAGGAATTTGTAGAAAATAACTATACATTCACTAAATCAGATTTGAAAGTTATTTTTGAAAAAGACTTAGAAAGTCCAAAAAATGGTCAAAGTAACTCTAGAATGCAAGCTATTATATTTACTGATTGGTTAGAAAGTTTATCTAAAAAAACTAGAAATGAAGTAGTTTCTGGTATAATTAGATATGCAAAGTCAGAATCTAATTGGTCAGCTCCTCACTTATTGTTAAAATAAACTTTATTTCACTTTGTTATATAATTAACATGGCAAAGAAAATGAAATCACCTACAACTACAACATCAAGTAATGGTACATTAACAACCAGTAATAGTGGTGCTACATTAACAACAAGTTATAACGGTAATATAAACTATGTTACAACTGGATATTCATCTATTTCAACAATATATCATATTTTAGGAGAAGACTTTGAGACTAGTAATTATTTAGATGGAACAACTGCTGTTATGATATCCACTTTAAATGTTTTAGGAAGACCATTCTATGAAGAATTGAAAAAGAATAAGATATCTTTTCCACAAGAAATGGATGAATTTATTCAACAAAGACTTAAAGTTTTAGAAAGAGATCTTAAAATAGAATCTATCATAGAAAACAATTCATAATAAATCAAAAGTTGGAAACTTATAGTATTATTTTATCTATAAAATTAAAATTAAGAAAATCCAATGATATGTGATTTAATAATAGATGGGAATTATATTTTAAGTAAAAATACATTTACCCTACATAAAAACAATTTACTTTTTGGTGCACTTCATAAGTCACTAGAAAATACAATAAACAATTATAGAAAATGGTATCCATTTGCTAATGTTTACTTAGTATCAGACTCTAAAGAAAAATCTTGGAGAAAACAACTAACAACAAGCTACAAAGCCACCAGAAAAAAAGATTCAGATATTGACTGGACATTTGTTTATACTGCCTATGGTGAGTTTAAAGATTCAATGAAAGGACTTGTAAAAGTCTTAGAAGCCCCACACGTTGAGGGAGATGATTGGATTTCATTTTTGGTAACAAAAGCAAATAGAGAAGGTAGGTCAACAATTATAGTTTCAAATGACTACGATATTAAACAGATAGTAAACTATGGTTTGGATCCTTTATTTATTAACATTATGACTAATGAAATGTATAATAGAGAGAAGTTATTTCTACCTAAAAATTATCAAATCTTTTTGAACAAAGTATCTAAACTACCAAGTGATGATATCTTTAATCTTAATGACAATAGTGACTTTTTACTATTACTTGATAGATTTATCAACAAGTATGAAATTAACGAGATTAATCCGGTTGAATCTTTAATGGTTAAAATAATATCAGGAGATGCCTCAGATAACATTGGATCAGTTTGGTCTGTTGTTAAAAATGGTAAGAAAAGAGGGATTGGTAATAAAGGAGCTCAAAGTATTTATGATGAGTATATTTTAGAGTTTGGAGAGATAAACTTATCTGATCCAGATTTATATGAGAATATAGCTGACTTAATCTGTGAGAAAAAGAAATTGAGTAAAACTCAAATCGAATCTATTGTCGAGAATATAAAAGATAATATGAAACTGATAGATTTGAGAATGCACAATTTACCAGGTGAGATAGTTGAAAAGATGGAAAATGGATATTCAAATATAAAATGATATGGTAGAATTAATAGATGTAGCAAAAGCAATATTTACTAATAAAAATAATTGGAAGAATATATCTGATGAAGATAAGGAAAGATTTTTCTTTATCTTCAATAGATATTTTTCTAAAAAATATCCAGAAAAGTCCCAACTTTTGAATCTAAAAGTAATAGATAAAGTATCAGCTCTTGATCTTTGGTATCATTTTATGTTAAACAAACCTTATCCAAATTGGTTTTGGTCAAAGAGTGAAAAAGCTGAAAAGTCTGATATCTCGGAAAAAGAATACAAACTACTTTTATTAAACTTAAAAATAAAAGATATAGACTTGGACTACTTAATAGAACACCACATAGAATTTATTAAAGAAGAATTAAAGTATTATAAAGATTTAGATAAAAACAATAAATAAAACAAACAATATGAGCATAACAATTGAAAAACAAACAACAAGTATGAAATGGTATATCGTTAGAGCACAATCTAATAGAGAGAGATCAGTATCTGAAAGAATTATGAAAGAAGCTGAAAAAGGAGACTTAATGAATAAAGTAGGTCAAGTAGTAGTTCCTATTGAAAAAAGTTTCTTTATGAAAAATGGTAAGAAAGTTGTTAGAGAAAAAGTAATGTACCCTGGGTATATCTTTGTAGAAACTAATGCAATTGGTGAATTAAAATACTTCATCAAAGGATGTAACGGAGCTAGTGGTTTCTTAACCAACAGAGCTGGTGATATTCAAGCACTACAACAAATTGAAATCGACAGAATGTTGGGTATCCAAAAAGAAGCTGAAGAAAAAGAAATCGAAACAACTTTTGTTTATGATGAAGAAATCAAAATCATTGATGGACCATTTAATGGATTCGTTGGAACAATTGAAGAAATTAAAGAAAAAGAACAAAAAGTTAAAGTTGGTGTCTTAGTCTTTGGAAGAAAAACACTTATGGAACTTAGCATCAATCAAATTGATAAAAAGACAAACTAAAATTGGATAACAAGGATATATATAAGAAGATATTAGAAGCTTCTAATATCATTGCTCAATCAAGTAGAAGGTCTTCAGCTAATTATATGGTAACATCACCTGATGTTGCTGATATGATACAAGATATTTATAATCAAAAAAAGTCTCGTTGGAGAAAAGAAAAGATTAAAAAACTATTTCCTGATGAGTAAGATAATTCTTAAGGGTGTTTTACAAACATTTGATAACAAACACAATGGTAGAATCTATTCAGAAGAAATCTTTACAAAGGCATATAAAGAGAGTGTTAGAAAACTTATAAGAAAGAAGAAAATTAGAAAATTATTCGATGAGTAAATATTTAGAAGGTATAACAAAAGATATGATTGAATCACAAGGTTATCTTTATGATGATATGAGTCCTATGGTTATTGACATGGAAGTGATTGATAATTCAGATAAAAATGCTACAAGAATGATAATCAAAGATAAATCTGGTAAAGAAAAATCAATTGATGGTGAAGATAACATTATAAGTTTTATAGATGAAATTAAATCAAGATACAAACAACTAAAATATGATAAAACTTATTTGAATATGGCTACAGAGTGGGCTAAACTCTCACATTGTAGTAGAAAACAAGTAGGTGCTTTAATAGTTAAGAATGGTATGATTATATCTGATGGATATAATGGAACACCAACTGGATTTGATAACTCTTGTGAGAACGGAGATGGTGATACTAATTGGTATGTTATTCACGGAGAAGCCAATGCTATTCTGAAATGTGCTAAACACGGGCATTCTTGTGAGGGTGGTACTTTATACCAAACACATTCGCCTTGTAGAGATTGTTCTAAACTTATCTTACAATCAGGAATAAAAAGATTAGTATATAAAGAAGATTACAAAGATACTTCAGGATTAGATTTTCTAAGAGAGGCTAAAATTGAAATAGTAAAATATGGATAATGAACTAAAATTAATGGTAGAAGATTTTAAGGTTGAACAAATTTATAAAAACTCACTATTCTCTGTAAAAAGTATCTGTGAGCATTTAGAAATTTGGGATAATTATTCAGATGAGGAAAAGTTCAAGTTAGAAAACTTTACAGCCAGAGACTCCAAATTAAATAAGAACTTTACTTATAAAGGTAAGTATGACTCAAATTTAACATATGGTGAGATAACAAAAAAAGGAGTTCAAACAATAATTGAAAAGATAACTAAATATAAAGATATAAAAGAATCTGACGTATTTGCTGATATTGGAAGTGGTTGTGGTAAGTTGGTTTTACAAATGGCAGTTAAAACAAAATTCAGAAATTTAGTTGGTGTTGAGATTGTTGATATCAGAAATAAATATGCAAAATCAATATTAGAACAAATATCACCAATTGATGATAAAAAGATTTTTTTTATCAATAAAGATGTAAGAGATTTTGACTTATCTATATGTAAAGTAATATTCACCAATAATGTACTTTTTGATTCTAACCTAAATAATTTAATTTATGATAGACTACCTGAAGGTTGTCATATTATATCAATGTCACCATTTAACAAATGTAAGTTCTTAAAAGACACCTTTGATGTTGAAGTATCATGGTCAGATAAAAAACATAAAATTTATTATTATATAAAATGATATTTAGAGAATTTTTACAAAATATTAAAACACAATTAGTTAATGTTGAACCTAAATCAATATCCGTTTACCCAATTGGTGAAAATAACCTAGAAGGTATTAAAGTTTTAATTGATAATTGTTATAGAATGGGTAGTGAAAATAACAACATTAGAGTTGCAACAATGGACCCGTCATTGTGGTTAGGTCAATTCTTAGATAAACATTGGAATAAAATTTCTTATGTAACATCATTACCAACCTTTATTATAATGAAAGTTGAAGATAATAAAATAGTTTCAAAACAATATAATACAGAAATAAGAGAGTTTGAATCTGAAGACTTAATTAATGATTTTTTTGAAAGAGGAAGATGGAAAACACTTGTTATATTCTCTATTATAAAACACGTTGACTTAGTTAGTCTAAGTTCAACATATCGAGTAAGATATGCTGATATAACAGAGAAGTATGAAGAAAGAGATAATATAATAAACGAAATACTTAAATAAAAAATATGGAATTAGTAACAACAAAAATTTGTATGGCATTTGACTTAGGAGTTCATGGTAATTACTTTGGTGGTAATATGATGTCTCTATTAGATGAATCGGCAGCGGCTTACTCTTGTCAAATATGTGACTCGGCTAAAATGGTCACACTAAAAATAGAAGAAGTGATTTTTCAAAGTCCAGTTAAAGTAGGTAATCTTATTAAGATTTATGCTTCTGTTGATAAATTTGGAACAACTTCAATAACTATTAATCTTGAGGCAAGAAAACATAATGTTCACACAGGTAAACAAGAATTGGTATGTTCAACAAAAATGATATTTGTTAAACTAGATGAAGAAGGATCTTCCATTCCTATTTCAGATAGAGTTAAATCAAGATATTCAGATAGATTCAAAAAGTATGGTAGAGGATTACTTCATCCAGAAGAACTTGAAAAAGAAAATGAAGAAAAGAAAATTGCTAGGCTAGCAACAAAATAAATAAAAAAAATGGAAAATTTACAATTAATAATGGCAACCGTTTTGATCACTCTAATATCAGGTGCACTGGTGGGTTCTTTAATCTACTTGGGTGTAGTTGTGAGAAAGTTAAGACGAACTGTTAAAGACAATGTAGTAGACATTACAAATCTACAAAATAACCTAAATGGTGAGGTTATAAACATATACAACAGAATAGATGAAGTTGAAAAATGTTTATATCAAAAATTAGATCAATTATATACATCATCTGATGATAATTATTCAGAATTGGATAGAAAAATAGATAGTCGATACGACAAATTGGTAGATAATATCTATAAAGATATGGAACAACTAAGACAAACAAAATAATAAACTACTAGCCTAGCAAAAAAGAGAGTCAAATGACTCTCTTTTTTAGTTTAATACTTGTTTTAACTTCCAATCTCTTTCTTTAGAATTATCTTCAAATTGAAGTTCCTCTTCAGCAAATATAATAGGAATTAAATGTTGCTTTATTTGATATTGACTTGGATATAAATCTAACTCAACTCTATAAACATTTAAGTCTTGTGTTGATTCCTTACTAGTAACTATACTACCTACTCGATACTTAAGATCATCATAAGCTCTTGTTACAATAACAACCCGATCACCCTTTGAGAACTTTAAATTGTTGTCTGTATCTGATAACTGCCAGGTCTTTCGCTTTCGCTTCAATTTCCGTGTCAAAGTCAAGACCAAATGTTTTAATTTCTTCATAAATATAATCTGCATGTGCTGTTTGTTTTCCTGAATTATCTTCTAATGTTTTTGGTGAACTCATATGAGTCATTGGTTGAATATCACCCCAAGTAGAACAAGCAAGTTTTAATGCCTCTTCTTGTGAGATATCTTTTGGTCCATAATTATGATGATGAAAATCATGAGTTATAGGTATTCCAATTTTCTTATAAATTAAATCATATAAAATCTTTGTTGAATATTGATTAGGACCATCGTCATTTTCAACAACCAATCTTCTACGACAAGACTCACTTAAATTAAAAAATTGTTTACAGAATCTGTCAGCAGCTTCTTCTCTTGTTGGTTTGGTGGTATTAACATGTATGTTAATTGGATAATAACGGGTCTGATCTAAACACATTAAATCCATTATTTGAGCATGTTTATCTAATTCATCAATAGCATTTTTAACAACAATTGGATTTTCACTAGCTGGAATACAGAAGTGTGTTGGGTGAAAAGAAAGTCTTATTTTTTTAGACTTTGAATAATCACCTATTGACTTTAACTTATCTGATATAAGTTTGAAGTTTGGTAAATCTTCTAATTTATAAAAACCAATACATGGAAACATGTCACTTGACATTCTATAAACAAAAATATTATTTTTTACATTCCATTGAAGTATTTTTTCAAGATCATTTATATTCTGTATGGCTAACTCAGATACATATCCAAGACCTTTAGTCTCAAATGTCTTTTTAGTCATTCCTCTATTGACTGTTATTTGGTCTTTTTTCTTTTTACCCTCGTTTATCGAGATATTAATACAACAATATCCTATATTACCCATAAATACAAATATACTAAAAAATAATATATAGTATATGATAATTTATAGAATTTTTAATAAAATAATATCACACCAAGAAAAGTAACTTGGTGTATTAAAAAGAACAACCTAGATACACCTGGTAAAAATTATTGGCAAACCAATAAATAGAATTAATTTTTAATATATACAATATGAGAATTATAAAATACACAGAGTTTATTAAAGAAGAATTTACAGACACTCCAGAATCATATATTGAGGTAGCTCTTAAACAAATTAAGAAGAAAATCGACAAGATGTTTGAATTTCAAGAGGCTATTGATACTGAACCATCTGATGAAGAAGAAGGTGATAAAGAAATCAGAAAAGCTAAATTAGATAGTAAGAAGAAGTCAGAGATGTCATTCAAAGATTTGGGTGTGAGACTTGAAAGTTCGGAGATATCAAAATATTCTAAACTTCATGACTCTTTAACTATTAAATTTTCAGATGATGAAGCAACTTATAGCTTACTTATATCAATTGACTTAAAAGATGCTCTACCAAAAGATCCAAATGGTGACTATTCATATGAAGACATTGAGAAATGTTATATGAAACTAAAGAAATATAATCTTGATACATTTGAAGTTATTGGTCAAATAACTAAAAATGTTGAGATTAAGAAAATTGACGAAGATTTCCTAATTAGTTTAAAAATTGATATGGATGATAAATTCGGAGATGATGAAGAATTTGAAATTGAAACCAATGATTAAAAAGTATAAAGAATTTTCAATTAACTTGGCATATGTCTTGGAGTAATAGAAGAAATTATGAATTCGACTATGATGTTAAGTTAGTTGATAATAAGATACATCTTATTTATAAACAGATGTTTCAACTTGATAGACATAATCGCAGAATAGAACCTGAAAATTAATAAAGGAGACATCATTTATTTTAATAAATAGTGTATGGTATATAATGTAGTAACAAATGCGATGGTTATGAATGAAGTAAAAAAATGTAGATACTTCAAAATGAATCTTGGTCTCGCAGCAACAGTCGATAAAGGAGTTAAAAGAGATTACAATGATAAAGATAAGTTCTCTTATAACTATTCAAATACTTATAAAACATTTATTTACGCTCAAGGTAATGTTGGTGATATAAAATTTTATATTGACCATTATATTAAAGATCCAGTAATGGCAGTTTATTACTCTGATAATTTTGAGGAGTTTTTATTTGATATTGATTTTAATCAAATAAAAGAAAAAGGAATAGATGGATTTTTAGGATATATCTTGAAAGAAGTAGATACTCAATATGAGGAAAGACTAAAAGAAAATACTTTAAAGAAAGCTGAACCTAAAAAATCTGGTAATCCTGATTTAGTTCTTCAAAATCCAGGAGCCGTAACATATGAAGATTTGAAAGCTTATTTAGAAATAGAAAGATCACAAAGATATAAAAATAATAATCAGTTATGAAATTAAGTAGAGTGCTAACAATATCGATGTCTGGAGATGATGTAACATTTCTACAGACTAATTTAAAAAACTTTGGTTTCTTAAAAGAAAGAATTGATGGTTATTTTGGACAGAATACACTTGTGGCTGTTACAAACTTCCAAAGAAAGATGAACATAAAGGCCGATGGTGTTGTGGGTTCTTTAACTTGGAGTAAAATGATAAACTATGGTAAACCAGTAGAAGTTAAAGTAGTATCAGTTCCGAAATATGAAGACATACCACTTAAAGTTTCTCATATTGGTGAGAGTGGTTTTAAAATATACGATTGTTTATTATCTGATGATGAATATATTAAAACAGAAACTAGAAAAGAAACAATCTATTTACATCACACCGCTGGTGGTTCTAGACCGGATTGGACTGTAGGTGGTTGGGAAAAAGATACTGATAATAATGGAAATTCATTAAAAGTTGCAACAGCTTATGTCATAGGTAGAAAGTCATCGTCTTCAAATGAAACCATATGGGATGGTAAGATTATAAGAACATTTGATGATAGATATTGGGCTTATCATTTAGGTATTAAAAAAGATAATGTTGAATTAAACTCAAAATCAATTGGTATAGAAATTTGTAATTATGGTCCACTTACTAAAAGAGGTGATGTTTTTTATAACTATGTTAATAAACCAATTCCTGAAAGTGATGTTGTTAAATTAGATAAACCATTTAGAGGGTATCAATATTATGAGAAATACACAGAATATCAAATAGAAAGTCTTAGATTGTTACTTCTTTATTTATCAAATAGATGGGGTATAGAATTTGAAAAAGGTATTTATAACGAAGAGTGGTTTGAATATAATGACAAATGGTTTACAAATGGTGGATTAAGAAGTCACACACAAGTTAGAAAAGATAAAATTGACGTATTTCCTCAACCAGAGTTAATCCAGATGTTAAATAGTCTTTAATTATAGATAATTGCTAAAGTCTTATAGATAATTATTTGATTTTCAGTAGAAAGTTCTTCAAAATCAATAAAGTAGTCTATATCATCATCTTCAAAAATGTGAAGTAGTATAACCTCTTCTTCTTCTAACCATTCAATAGAATTAAAGGTCATATCCCCGACGTTTATATCAATAACTAACTCATATAAACCTATACCTAATATTTTAATTAGGTCTCTTACTTTTTCCTTCATTCTTGACGAGATAATTTTTTTCATTTCTATATATATTATTGTGTTATAATATAAAAAAATATCAATATTGGAATTTTCAAAATTAATATATATTGGTAGAAAATAATTTTAAAATATGTCAATATTAAGATATAATGATTACATCTCGGAGAAAATGGCTTATGAGATGATACTTGAGTCAAAAGTTATCTATTCAAAGAAGTTTATTAATTTACTTAGTAAAATGAAAACGAATAAATTAGCAAAAGAATTATTAAACCTTTATTCAAAAGATGTTGATGCTCTAACACAAAATTATATCGATATTACTGATGAAAAAGATGCTGTGAGTTTTACACCTGATAGAAAGGTTCAAGAATTAACTAAAGATAAACCAGAAACTTGGTCTGTTACGGATTCTCAAAGATACTTAACTAAAAGTGATAGAAATAATAAAATATTTGAAGCTTTAGGATATGATAAAGAAAAATATGAATGTTGGGCACCAGAAGTAGATACAGTTGGATTAATACTTTCTGAGACAGTTAGTAGATCATCTGGTAAAATATATGTAATGTTTCAAGAGTATAAAGCAACAGATGAACCTAGAATCGGTGTTATTAACAAAGATGCTTTGGAATTATCAGATGCTGAAGATATGAGAATTTGGTCAACATCAAGAAATCCAATTAAAATAGGTAGACTAGTAAGAGCTATTTTAAATGCCGCTAAAATTACATTTGTTGATAAAGACATTGAAGATTTTACAAATACATATAAAGCAACTTATGACTTTGCTAAAGATGCTCTTAGACAATTTGATATTGTTAAAGGTGATAAGATTGCTTATTGGTATAATCAAGATAATTATGTAGATGGTGGTGGTTCTTTAAATAACTCTTGTATGGCTGATGTAGATACTGATGATTATTTTGATATTTATACACAAAATCCTCAAGTATCACTTGTTATTCTTTATGGAGATACTGGTGTTATAGATGGTGATAAGTATAGTGCCGATCTTATTAAAGGAAGAGCAATTCTTTGGGATTGTAAATTAGATGGTCAACCCGTTAAATTTATGGATAGAGTATATACTACTCACGATTCTGATGTTGAGTTATTCAAACAATTTGCTGAAAAGAATGGATGGTGGTATAAAAAATCACAATCTATGGAACCAAGTGAAAAATTAACAAATGGTTCAGATGTTAAAAAAGGAGTAATAATTGCTAATCTTAATGATACTGACTTTAATTATTATCCTTATTGTGACACTATGTGTTATATTGATAGTGAATCAGGTGTTGTTTCAAATACATATTGGGATGATTCTAATAAACTTTTAAGAGATACTGGAGGTGAGTATGAAGATTCATATGATATGGAAGATTAAATAATAAAAAAACCCAGTCAAATAACTGGGTTTTTGTTTTTCATACTAATCAATAAACGGGGTTAAAACATCAGGCTCTATGCTTTCGTTTCCTTACCTTATTACTAATAGGTTTCTGCTCCGTTCCTTTTCCTGACTTACAACCTAATGAAAGTATTACTTAACTTCTTCATAAGATGTATCTTCAACGTCTCCACCGCCATTACCATTGTCAGTGCTTTCGTTAGAACTTTGTGGTTCTTCTTGAGATTGTTGATATAATCTTGTACTAATTGTTTGCCAAGTTTCATTTAACTTATTAGATGTTTCATCAATTGATGTTACATCTTTTTCTGAGTGAGCCTTTTTCAAAGCATCTAAGTCAGTATTAAGTAAAGACTTATCTTCATCAGTCAACTTATCAGAAAATTCTTTGATTTGTTTTTCTGTTTGGAAGATAAGATTATCAGCCATGTTTACTTTGTCAACCAATTCTCTTTCGAGACGATCAGACTCAGCATTTAACTCAGCCTCAGCTTTCATTTTTTCAATTTCCTCTTTAGATAGTTGAGAACCACCTTCAATTCGGATTTTGTTTTCTTTACCACTAGCTTTATCTTTAGCAGATACAGATAGAATACCATTAGCATCAATATCTAATGTTACTTCTACTTGAGGAATACCTCTCGGAGCTGGCATGATACCATCAAGATGGAATCTACCTAACGAACGGTTATCCTTAGCCATTGGTCTTTCACCTTGTAGAACGTGAATTTCTACAGATGGTTGATTGTCAGAAGCTGTTGAGAACGTTTCAGACTTACGGGTCGGAATTGTTGTATTAGCTTCAATCAACTTAGTCATCACACTACCCATAGTCTCAATACCTAAAGATAGAGGTGTTACATCAAGAAGAAGAACATCAGTAATACCACCACTCAAAACAGCTCCTTGAATAGCCGCTCCTAAAGCAACAACTTCATCAGGGTTAACAGATTTGTTTGGTTTCTTACCTAAGTACTTCTCAATTGCTTCTTGAATAGAAGGTATTCTTGTAGAACCACCAACAAGAATTACTTCATCAATGTCAGATGGTTTAAGTCCTGCATTCTTCAAAGCACTTTTAGCACAAGCGATAGCTCTATCAACAAGACTTGAGGTCATTTGATCAAACTTAGCTTTAGTTAATTGTTTAACGAAGTGTAAAGGAATACCATCTTTAGCAGTGATGTATGGAAGATTGATTTCTGATTGAGAAGTTGAAGATAATTCAATTTTCGCTTTCTCAGCAGCTTCTTTCAAACGTTGAAGACCCATAGCATCTTTTGAAAGATCCATTCCGTGTTCAGATTTGAATTCATCAACCATCCAAGTAATGATTGCGTTATCAAAGTCGTCACCACCTAAGTGAGTATCACCATCAGTAGATTTAACTTCAAATACACCATCACCAATTTCTAGAACTGATACATCATGAGTACCACCACCACAATCGAATACTAAGATTTTAGAATCTGTATTCTTTTTATCTAACCCGTAAGCTAGAGCTGCCGCAGTTGGCTCATTAATGATACGCTCAACTTTCAAACCAGCGATTTCACCAGCTTCAATAGTTGCAGTTCTTTCAGCGTCCCCGAAGTAAGCAGGAACCGTAATAACAGCTCTTTTTACTTCATATCCTAAATAGTCTTCAGCAGTTTTCTTCATTTTCTGAAGAATCATTGCTGAGATTTCTTGTGGAGTGAAAGTTCTATCATCGATTTTAACACCTGGTACATTTTTACCAGCTTTAACAACTTCATAAGGAACTCTCGTTACCTCATCAGTGCAAGCTGAAAAATCTTTACCAATGAACCTCTTAATAGAGTAAACAGTATTTTTTGGATTGGTAACTGCTTGTCTTTTAGCGGGGTCTCCAATTTTTCTATCTTTGTCGGTAAATCCGACAACTGAAGGAGTTGTTCTTTTCCCTTCAGAGTTGGTGATTACGATTGGTTCACCACCTTCAACTACAGCTACACATGAGTTTGTAGTTCCTAAGTCAATTCCAATAATTACGTCTTTTGCCATATTTATTTTTTCTTTTTTTTATTACTATTATATCAATTTACTTGCCAAAGTTTATTATGTGACATTTTGTCATATATTTTTTCTTAACATAAGATTATATTTTTTGATATTAAAAAAGTTTATATATAACTAATGAAATTTATAAAAGAATGGTCTGAATGGAATCCTACATTAAATAAGGAAGTTTTAGATTTTGTTGAAACCAATAAAGTGAACTTAAGACATCTTTGGAAAGATGATATGAGTGAAGAAGAAAATATGAAATTCTTAATAGATTACTTTACTGAATACCCAGATGAAATGACTTCTTCTATAAAGACTGACAAAATTAAATCAGTAACACCTATATCCGGTATTAAAAATGCGGTTCCGACTCTTCAAAATATTGGAGGTGTTTGTTAAATATTAACTAAACTTTTTTCATTCCATTTTTCTAATGGAATTGAAATTAAAGATTTTGTAAAATGCTCGTGTGATTTTCTTTGTTCTTCGGTTCCTCTATTAAAGTTCCAAAATTTAGCATCATCAGATGAGCATTGTAAAGTAACTGATCTTCCACCACCATCTGTTCTATATAGTCTAGAACCACAAATACTACATTTATAATTTGTATTCATTTCATTTAGTTGGTTAAAAAATGATTCATATTTAGTTAAGTGCTTCATTATTACTATATATAAAATTAAAATAGTTAATTATCATCAGATTCTTCCGGATCTTGAAAGAACAAGGTTTTATCCTTTGTTTGTAACCATTCTCTAGATAGATTTAATCTCTTAGTTAAATCTCTTAACCAAGTCTTAGCCATTTCATATGGTTCACATCTTTGTAATGATTTCTCATATCTTTCCATACCACCATAGATTTTAAGAATATCTTCTTTAGATAACTTTCTCATATCATCAGCTTTAACCATAGCCATTACAAAACTAAAGTTTGTGTTATCTTTTTCCTGTAAGGCATAATCTTTTCTAGAAATACCAGAATTGATATATTGTTTATAAGCCTTTTCAATATCTACTGATTTATCAGTTAAAGCCTTTTTCACAATAGAAATAATTTTGTTAATTCTAATATGTGCTTCTTTTTCATCTTCTGGAACTTGTCCTAAGATATCATCTATCTTATCATCTAAGATATAACCAATAATAATATGTTCTCTATATAAGTCTTCGGTAAGTAAACCATGACGTTCACAATACCAAGGAGTCTTCAACTTAAAGAAGAAGTCTCTTCCGTGTTCATCTTCACAAGTAACAATTGAACCTTCTTTATCTACTTGAGTTGCAGTTAGTTCAATTAACTTGTCTAAGTCATGAATTTCATCTTCAAATGGAGCAACTCTAATAGAGCCAACTTTATCTAAGTGGTCTCTAATATCAATATGTTTACCAGTAACATTATCTCTTAATCTTAATAAGATTAATTCTTCACTTGGGTATCTTAGAACAATACGATTGTTTGGTGCCACATATTCAAAAATTGGCACGATATTATTATTCAAAGCCCAATCAACTAAAGATTTAACTTCTTTATTAGTTTTATAAACTCTGTTTATACCATCAGCTTGGTCATTATCAAATCCCATTTTGGATTTACCAATAACTTTACCATTTGGTAGTTTAATGAATGAAGCAATAGAACCATCTTCTTTGTTATTTACAAATTTGATTTTATAGTTCTTAACAACTGAATATAAAGAGTCAGGTACTTGATTTAAGTTAAAGAACTTTTCAAGTAAAACATATCTATTGAATAGGGAACCATCTTCATTAAAAACGAAAGTTAGTCCTCTCATTTCATAACCTTTCAATTCTGGTTTATCAGGAATAGGGTTAGAGAAGTCTTTGTATTGAGCAAGACGATAATTAAACACAGATACATTAAATCCATCAACAACCATCTTAGATTCATAAAATGGTGCTTCCTCACCTGAACATAACTCTACGGCTTGTTCATATGTTGGGATAGCGTTTATTGAAACACTTTCCTTTATAAACTCTGTATATCTAAATAATTTCATCTTTGTATATATTCATATTTTCAATCTAAAAAGATTTAATAATCTTTCACTTTTTTCAAATACCTCACCATCTTCACTAGTGACCATAATCTCACCAGTTTCAAAAACTTCTATCAACCAGTAAAGTTCTCCATCTTTTTCAGTTCCAAAAAAGGCAGCTTCGTCGGTCTCATAAACAAATTCAAGTTCTAATTCATCAGACTCTTTGAATAGTTTAGTATTTGATGCTTTATGTGATAGATTCATTTTATTTACCTAGAAGTTTATCTAAGTTAGCATTTCTATTAATAATCTTATCTCCACCGATAAGTCTTTTAATATGGTCAACTGAAAACTTATATGAGTTTCCGTTTGTGGATATAGCAATTACAGGATACTTTCTATTCTTAGTTTTGATGTCTGTAATTTCATAAACACCATTTGTTCCATGAAATTGCATACCTATAATATTCTGAGTGAATCCTAATCTTTTACAAACAGATTCGAATATCTTATCAACTCTTTCATTTTTCTCAGTAGTTACTACTGACATTGTAGTAGTATATTTTGCAGGATTATAACTAATAGTACCAAATTCTATTTTAACATTTTCATCTTTCTCAATTTGAGCCAATGCTTTTCTAATTTTGTCTTGTACAGATTTAATTTTAATATCAGTTATCATATATCTTATTTTGTTTGAAATACAAATATAATAAATTTAATTAATATATACAAGTATGCGAAACAGACCAATAACTGATAAAGAAAGAAAAGCTTGGAAATTTGCTAGAGAAGCACATAAAGGTCAAGTAAGAAAGTTTATAAACAAACCATATTTCGGAGCTCACGTTGTAAAAGTAAATGGTATTGTTAAACAATATACAACTGATGAAGATATACTATGTGCTGCTTTACTTCACGATACAATTGAGGATTGTTTTGAGGATCCAAAAGTAGGTTATCAGATTATTGAGAGTGAGTTTGGTAAAAGAGTGGCTGATATAGTAATGGAGTTAACTTCTTCAAAAGAAGACATTGAATCAAAATATGATACAAAAGGTGATTATCTTATATCAAAAATGTCTAGTATGTCAGATGATGCTTTGATTGTGAAATTAGCAGATAGATTACAAAATATATCAGATGCTTTTACCGCTTCTGAAAGATTTAGAAATAATTACTTTCAAGAAACTGCTAAAATCATGGGTCAGTTAGAAAAGAATAGAAGATATAATCGAGTTCAAGGTTTACTTGCAGGACAAATAAAAATGAAACTTGACAATATCGGTACTATATTTAAAATAAAAAGATTTGATGAAATTTAAGAAAGTGAGTTAATGATAGCTTCATATTGCTTATCACTCAAAATCTTAATTTGTCTATTACCAAAATCAACCTTAGTAAGATACTTACTTGTTTTCAATTGTTTCCGAATAGATAGTACAAAAGAATTATCACCTTTGTAAGCTCTAATTTGTTTGTTTAGTTCATTTTTTTCTTCGATAGTCATATTTCAATTTTTTACAAATATAATAAAAAATCTTTAAAATGAAATAAGTTGACTAATTTGTCAACTTATTTTCTATTTTTATACTTTTCTCCCATTCGGATACCAGTTTTAGATTTTTTGCATCTAACAGATTTTTTATATCTCCTATTTTATGATTTACCCATGCGTTCTTTTTTGGGTAGAAGATTTTAGCCATTATGTAACCAAGTTCAGTTACATAAAAATTACATAGAGTGGCTTTGCCGTCAGGTGTGTCCACTTCCGAATTAACAGATTTTTTCAATAGATTAATGTGATTTTTTATAGCTTATGCTGTGTGCAAAAAGTTAATTATATATTCATGTTTTTTTATAAGTTTGTCAACTTTTTTGATTTTTTTAATAAATTTTTTATAAATTTTTAAGACTAGAAATTAGGTTAAACTTTAATAGAAAACTTTGTTAGGTTCTGGCTCTATAAGATAAAAAATAACTATTTTAAAATGACAATCAAAATTTATCCAGAAGATATAGTAAGAATGTGTTTATGGGATAACTATGTATATTACATCGTTGGATCAGAGAAAGAAGCAGAAAAAATTCTGAAAGAAAATGCTGAAATGGAAATTACAGAAAGAGATGCACTTGTAATAGGTTTATTGAAAATTATTGAGACAGATAATCTTATTCATAAATTTAATACTTATGTAATGGAATTTTTAACAAACAAATCTATAAAACATAATGACTATTTACTAGTTAGAAAAAAAACATTTGACTTATCAATTGATAAGTTTGTAGATAAATTCCCAGATTATTGGGAACCAAATAGCTACTGGTCTAATTCTTTAAAAGACTTAGTAGATTATGTAGAAGTAATGAAAGTAGATATCGAAAAGATTGAGATTCATAAAGTTGTAGATAAAAACGTAACTTATGAGTTTTATAACTCAAATAATATAAAAAAACTTTTAAAATTTAATTATTAATTATGGAGGAAAACACAAACCCTGAAGAAACTATTGAAAACACAATAGATCCTATTGAGGATCTAAAGTTGAAATTATCAGAATCTGAAGATAAGTATGTTAGACTTTTCGCAGAGTTTGATAATTATAAAAAGAGAGTTCAAAAAGAAAAAGAAGATATCAAAAACAATACAAAGGTATCTATGATAACATCTATTCTTGATATGGATAATGATATTGCTATTGCTATCAAAAATATCAAAGATGAAGTAACCAGAGAAGGTGTTGAACTGATTGCTCAAAAGTTAGAAAGATTCTTAAAGAGTCAAGGTATCGAAAGTATTCAAACTGAAACTTATGATGATGAGTTACACGAAGTTATCAGTGTAGTACCTACTGGCAAGACTGAGGTTATTGATGTCGTTAGTAAAGGTTATATGTTAAATGGTAAACCTTTCAGACACCCAAAAATTGTTATTGGTAAATAATGAAAACTAAAAGCTTATTAGAAATTTATAAAGATGTTGACTATAAAAAAACCATCATTGATACATTGTGTCAAGGTATAGGTAGTCAACATATTTATTCTTTTAAGGCTTTATTAGAGTACGTGATAGATAAAAAATATCATCTATTCGACAGAGAAGAATTCAAAGGTTCTTTATACTCAGATGAAGATGAAACTTTAGATTTAGTTTTACCAGCAGTTAGGAGAGTTTTTGGAAAAGTTTTCATTGACCAACCACCTCTATTTAAAAGTGGAGGTCCTTTTACAGCTAGATATAAATTATTCACTATGTATTTCAATGCTGATGAATTTGTTGATTATCTAATTGATATGTTTATTAAATCAAAAGATTGTCTTCAACACTTTGAACATATTGATAGAACTGCTGAGACATTATCTTTAATAGTTGATAACTATGTTGCTGATTTAGTTCAACGAGTTCTAAGTATTGAAGATCACCAAGAAGCAATTAATAATATTTTGAAGCAAATTAAAAGAGAAGAAACTATTGAACAAGTACTTGATGATGAAGAATCAAATGAACTATTATGATTGATTGGTATGTTGAAATATCCGACTCAGCTCCAGAAGGATTCAAAGGAGATAGGTATTTAGGAAATGTCATAGATACAGCCTCTCCTTGTATGGATTACTTTTGTAATCGACTGACTGAGATGAAAGATTGGAAACTAGAAGATGCTAATAATATCTTTAGGGAAATAATAGAAGAACTTCCAATTATGTCAGCCAAAATTTATAACAATGAATTTAGAATAGATTATAATAGATGGGTAACTATAAAACTGACAGAAACACCCATACAAATATATAGAGAATCAAAAATAAGACAAATATTAGAATAAGATGAGTAAAGATTATTACAAAGTACTAGGCGTAGATAAAAACGCTTCAGATGATGAAATAAAAAAAGCATATAGAAAAAAAGCTATGGAATTTCATCCAGACAAAAATCCGGATAATCCAGAAGCAGAGTCTAAATTTAAAGAAGCTGCTGAAGCATATGATACATTATCATCACCGGATAAAAAAGCTAGTTATGATAGATACGGAACAACTGGTAACCCATTTGGTGGAGGTGGAAATCCATTTGGTGGAGGTGGATTTAATATGGAAGATATTTTTTCACAATTTGGTGATGTATTTGGAAATTCATTTAATCAAAGATATGGTGGTGGACAAAGACCACAAAGTAAAGGATCTAATCTAAGAATAAAAGTTAGTTTAACTATTGATGAGATTCTAAAAGGAGCAGTTAAGAAATTAAAATATAAGAGACAAGATAAATGTAATTCTTGTAATGGTGTAGGTGGAACTGATCCAAGAACTTGTATTCCTTGTAATGGTTCTGGTCAAAGAACAATTGTTCAAAACACACCATTCGGTCAAATCAGACAAGTCGCTACTTGTCCAGATTGTTCTGGTAGTGGTAAAGTTGTTGCTGTGAAATGTAACTCTTGTAGAGGTGAAGGAGTAAGTATTAAAGAACAAGTAGTTGATGTTGAAATCCCCAAAGGAGTTTCTAATGGAATGCAATTAACAATGCAGGGATTTGGTAACTTTATTAAAAATGGATCGGCTGGTGACTTACAAATTATAATAGAAGAAATAATTGACCACTCTTTTAGAAGAGAAAATAATAATATAGTTGTGGAAAAAACTATATCTGTTATAGATGCTATTATTGGATCAAATATTAAAGTCTCAACACCACATGGTGAGATACCAATTGCTATTGAGCCAGGAACAGAACACGGAAAGGTTTATAGAGTATCAGGTAAAGGAATTCCAGATATTAATTATGGACTTGGTGATCTTTATGTTAAAATCAGTATTAAAATTCCAAAGAAAATTGAGTTGGATGAAAAATACACTCTTGAGAAATTAAAATCTTCGAAAAACTTTTCAGTATAAGAATAAACCTGTTCAAATAAGAACAGGTTTTTTTATTAGATAAAAGAAAGTTTGTGTTTAGGTTTTCTTGTATAATCTTTAGCAGATTTGTGTGCTTTATGAGTAGATACCCATCCAGTAGAATTTTCTAAAGACATTTCTCTTGAAGCTTTTTTATTTGCTTTCATAGCGTCTTCTTTTGTGAATTTTCCTAAGTGAATTTTACCGTTTTTCATTTTATATAGTTTTTTGTAGTGATTTATCTTATTTGTCTTACAAAGATATAAAAAATAAGTAGATTCTCCAAATTAATATATAAAGAAAATAAACATAATTTATGGCATTAAATGATATAAATGGATATGGTGACACTTATGTTCCCTACCAAGGGGGATATACGATAGAAGAAATGGTGGATCTTGTTCAAAATGAATTAACAATTTCTTGTGCATTACCAAAGTCTTTACCTGATGCAAATATCAGACAGATAATTGAAACAAGAGCTTTACCTTGGTTCTATAGATCTTATCAATTCGCCGTTCAAAAAATGTATTTCTTAATAAAGAAAGATGCTTTCTTCTCAGAAGAATTTACAAAATATAATTATGTTAATGTTCCGTGTGAGATTCAATCAGTTGTTTATCTTTATGAGGTTAGAGGAGATAGTTTATTTCAATTAGGTATTAACACTCCTAACTTATCAGTAAACTTAGGTGTTACCAATCAACCTTATTTATCATCTTATGTTACAACTATTGGTGAATTAGGTGTTTATAAAACGGTATTAGACTCGATGTCTGATATGTTAAATCAGTTAAATAAATATACATTAAAGTATCAGTTTAATCAATTGAACCATAGAATTCATATCTTAACTAATGTTCAATATGATGTTATTATGGAAGCTTATGCTAATATTCCTGCTGAAAATCTATTCAAAGATGATTTATTCTTTAAGTATGTAACCGGATATGCTAAACAACAATTAGGTAATATGATGGGAAGGTACGATTTTCAATTACCGGGTGGTATTAAAATACAGGCTGCTGACTTAGTTTCACAAGGTAAAGAAGAAGTAAAAGAAGTTGAAGAGGAAATTAAGGGTCAATCGAATTCAACTTGGTTCATTATGGTGAAAAAATAAAAAGTAAATGAAACACTTAAAAAAATTTAACGAATCATTAAAAGAACCAATTGATGTTGAATCTGATATTATCGAGTTCAAAGAAAAATTGGGTAAAGCTTATCATAACTTCTTTTTAAAAATGTATGTCTATTCACCTGAAGAAGAATATGCTAAAGCAATGAATAATATAGAACACCTTATAGTATCTAATCCAACTATGACTGATGATTGGGATGTTTGGGAAGTTTATGGAACAGATGATTATGGTAGAAATTCTGGAACAATTATGAATGTTAGAGCTGTTTCTAAATTACATGCTAAAATTAAAGTAGCTACTATTAAAAATAATTTAGAAATATTAGCTACTGGTTACTACTCAGCATCTAAGACTTCTAAATCCGATTTCCATAGGTATATATAGTGTATCTAATCAAAATAAAAAAACCCAGTCGATGACTGGGTTTTTTGCTCTGTTCACACGGAGTGCCAATTGATTTTTAAGAGTCAATATCTCTTACTTGTTAAATCGATTAAATGAGTTTTGACTAATAACTTCCCATCTGACTTCACCTATGAAATCTTCAAGACTTCTACTATCTGTATATGACATAGCAGATTTTAAGTAATCAGTAAAGTTCTCACACCAACCTTCTAAAGTATAATCAACCTTATTGTATTTAGTAATACCTTCTCCAGTTTTTAATTCAGATTTGTTCCAAGACTTTTGAACTTCTTTAGTAGACATTCCTCTATAATATTTATAGACATCAATCCCAGTATTAAAATTCAAAGTTGCTATTTCTGGTTCAATTGTGTGATAAACTCCATTAGCATCTTGTAAAAAGTTATCACCACAACTTTCTAAACATTTGTTAAATACGCCGCCTAACATCACATAGTCAGCTCCCAAAGCAAGTGCCTTTATAATATCAGAGAAGTTTCTGAATCCACCATCAGCAACTATTTTAGTTGGTTTATCATAAATATGTTTCCAATCAGCACATTCGCTAATAAGTGAAGCCATTGGATAATGGATGGAAACATTGGCAGAGGTAGTACAAGCACTACCACCACCAATTCCAACTCTTATATAATCGACGCCTATTTCACAATACTTTCGGTAAGTATCTGGGTTAGCGATATTCCCAATCATCAATTCTATATTATATCCGTAAGTTTCTTTAATTTGTTTAGATGTTTCCCATAGTTTCATCATATGACCATTAGCAACATCAATTAGAACTCTTTTAGGAAGAGGTTTACCCGATTTAATGATTTCAATGATTTCATCTAATCCATATGAGTAGAAATAGTTATCATTTTTCAAATCATCATATTTGACGTGTCTTGGAAGACAGACATTAATAAGATTATCATCAAATGATTTAACATTTGTTTCATCGATTACTTTATCCATTGGTGCTGTAAATAATGGTAACCTACCATTACTTAATGGATTAATTTCTTTTCTTGAGGCAATCGTACTTAATGTTTCAGGCACAATAGAAACATCATTCCAGTCATATTTCATAAATTTGATTTATTTTTAATAAAAGATATATCTACCTTCTTCTTTGACGCAATAGATAGAGATTGGATAAAGTCTTAACTCTCCTTGAGTTTCATCGACCATAAATCTCATTGCTCCGTCAACAACCTCTTCATTTATAATTTTAGTTGTTATTCCATTAAGACCTTTGAATATTGTGTAATTTATTTCATCAGATTCTACTATCTTAATGAAGTGGTCTTCTTTTCGAAGAATTTTACCCATATGGCCTTCTTCAAAATAGGCTTTTTCAATAATAGATTTTAGAACATCTGAGTTACTAAACTCAACTTTAATTTCGTGTTTAATCATTTTTTAAATTATTTTGTTAACATTGATTTACTTTTGTTTTATAGATTAGGGAGTAGAAAGTTTAATATATACTTTATATTTTTAATCCGACTTAGGGCCGGAATAGTTATAACCCCATCGGGTTACTATTGAGAAACACCGAATTCGCTCCTCGGTGTTCTCGCTTTTAAATAAGTTTGTTTAATTGTGATTCTCTATGACATTCTTTACAAACTCTTACATTCATGAACCCATTTATCCCAAGTACGGTTCTTGGGACTTGTATAATACTGGATTCTTTTGTTGGTGTTTCATTCTTACATAAATGACAATCAACCACCATTATCCATTCTTCCATTGGATTTAACCGACGGTTCATACAAGTTCATTTAATAAGATGTTTCTTAATTCAGATTTATCTAATTCAGTTTCTTCAAATACAGAAATATCAAATACAACTTTTACATCATCGTTTCTAAACTTAGAAGATATAGTAGCTCTATTTAGATATGTTTCCATTTCCCAGAATTCACTGGTCTCAACCACTAACCTATCTCTATCTCTAGACATTTCACCTTTTTGTAGCAATAGTTTGAACCTAAAAATATCGTTTAGTGTATTGTTAGTATCATCAAGTTTTATATCTAAGAGAATTATATCATATAGTGATCGAGGAATTGTAACCGTTAACTTAACTGGTTCCATACTATACCACATATCTCCTTTGATTTGAGTTTTCCACTTACACGGAAAACCTTTACCATTGTAAAAAAACTTCATTAGTAAGTATCTTTATTTGAGAATGTGATAATAACATTCTTTGGACTTCCAATTTTCATCAAACCTTCTTTGATATTTGGAATATCATTAGGAACATCATCAATTTTTCCCCTGAAAACTACTTTATCAATTAAGTGATAATTAGTTAAAAACCAGGAGTTATAAGACATCATGTCATCCTGATGTAACATTAGGATTCCGTTATCTGATTGTAGTTGTGTTTTGTTTTTAAAAATGCCCAACTCACGCATTTTTTTAATTTGAATTTCCATATTTTTAATATATAAACAAATATATGAAGTTTAATTAAATAATCCAAAAACTAAACAAACTTAATTTATTTACTATAAAAATAACAAACTAATTTAAAATATGGAACATATATTACAAGAAAACAAAGACCGTTTTGTAATGTTTCCCTTAAAATATCACGATATTTGGGAAATGTATAAAACTCAACAACATTCATTTTGGACTGCAGAAGAAATTGACTTAGCTCAAGATTTAACTGATTGGAATGAAAAATTAAATGAGAATGAACAACATTTTATTAAAATGGTTCTGGCTTTCTTTGCGGCATCTGATGGTATCGTAAATGAAAATTTGGCTGAGAACTTTTTGAAAGAGGTTCAGTATCCAGAGGCTAAATCATTTTATGGATTCCAAATTGCTATGGAGAATATTCATTCTGAAACATATTCTTTATTAATTGATACTTATATCAAAGATTCGGAAGAAAAAGATAGATTGTTTCACGCAATTGATAACTTTCCTTCTATTAAAGAAAAAGCTGATTGGGCTTTGAAATGGATTGAATCTGATTCACTTGATGAGAGATTAATTGCTTTTGCAGCAGTTGAAGGCATCTTCTTCTCAGGTTCATTCTGTTCTATCTTTTGGTTAAAGAAAAGAGGTTTAATGCCTGGTCTAGCATTTTCTAATGAGTTAATCTCTAGAGATGAGGCTTTACATTGTCAGTTTGCTTGTTTATTACATAATAGATATATTAAAGATAAAGTATCAGAGGAAAGAATCAAAGAAATCATCTGTTCAGCAGTTGATATTGAAAGATTATTTATTACAGAATCTTTACCGGTTTCTTTAATTGGAATGAATGGTAAATTAATGGAACAATACATTGAGTTTACTGCAGACTTTTGGTTACAAGCATTAGGATGTTCAAAAGTTTACAATGTAGAAAATCCTTTCGACTTTATGGATATGATTTCATTACAAGGTAAAACTAACTTCTTTGAAAAAAGAGTTGCTGAGTATCAAAAAGTATCAGACAAAGCAATTGACTTTGACAAATTAGATGATGATTTTTAATTAAATTATCTTAAAAAATTAAACCCACTTCAAAAGAGTGGGTTTTTTTATTTAATATATATGTTATGAAAATTATTAGGACACGATTGAAACCTTTTGGAGGGTCAGCTGAATTCATTTCTATGAAAGGAAAGATTAAATCCATCATTGAAAAAAACAAAGGAGATGTATTTCATTTTGTAATGGAAGATAGTGGTGTTAAAACCGTAAAAGAATTTGGACCGGAAAATATTAATCCAGAATTAGTAGGTCAATCTATTATTATCTGTGATGGACCTTGGATGGCACAATTTAATGATGATGGTACAATTGATGTTGTAATTGGGACTAATGAATCATTACCTCGTCAACAATCTGTTGATCAACTTAAAAGAGTTATGAAGATGTCAGCAAAAACTGATATTGGTAATAGAATATCTGATATGAATAAACAAGGAGCTAATGTTCAATATATTCAGAATCCAATTGATTCAGGAATTGAATCATATGAAGACTTTGAAAAAAAGAATAAATCATTTGTACCTTCTTGGAATCTTAAACATTTATTAAGTCCATTTTCAGGAGAATCAAAAAAGAAGAAATAGAAAAAAAGAAATAAAAAAAATATGAAACATTTAAAAACTTATAATCAAATGAATGAGGAAATATCCTTTAAAGGATTAGCCCCAATTTTAACATCTTTAATTATGACACTAAGTTCTTCAGATGTTGCTGCATTTGGTGGTGCATTTGGTGGACATGGTGGATTTGGTGGACATGGATTTGGTAATCCATATGCTAATAGAGGAGGTGGACAAATTGGCAACGGAGAAGGAAACGGACAAATTGGTATCGGACAAATTAGTGATCCCGGATACAAAAGACAGGCATCTAGTATAATTCAATCTCAATCAAGAAATATAATTAATGATTTGGAAAAGATGAAATCAGTAACTGATGATCCTCAATTACTATCCTTAATTAGCTCAATTAGTGAGTTATCAAATTGGCAATATTCTGAGGGTGTTGAACCGATTAATTTGGTTCTTGGTAAGTTGAGAGGTTATATTAAATCACATGATGTAAATGATGATGTAATAAATAGCACTTTAGATCATTTATCAAAGGGTGATATTGATAATATTAAATCTGACTATAACAGATTGTTGACAGAATATGATGATATTATCGGACATGGTACTGGTAATGCTAGATCTGGAAATGTTAGTGGATTTGTTACTGCTATAGATGTTTTAAATATTATTTTATGCTTGTTATTATCAGTTTTAGTATTAGTTGTGGGTAAAGGATTCTGGGATTTATGGAGAACTAAATCCTATTAAAAAATAAATAATTATGAAATACTTAAAAAGATTTAACGAAAGTAATAGTACACCATTTAGAAGTAAACTTCTTTATAAAGATTCTAATATTGGTAAATATGAACTATATGTTGATGGTTCTACTGGATGGGGAATAATATTCCCTAATGGTTATATGGAAATTGAAGAGGGTCCACACGAGTCTGTTGGTTTTATGAATGGTGAAATAAATGGAGTTAGTATAGGAGCAAGAGGAAATGATGTACCTAGAATACCTGGAAAATATTGGGAAGGTAATATGTCAAGTGATGAATTGTCAAGATTTTTTGATAGGGTTATTAGCAAATACAATAATATCACTGAATCATCTGATGATTATAAAGATTTAAGTATGTATAATCCATACTATAGTGATAAAGATGAAAGTGATAAAGATAATCTATTGAAATGGTATATGAAAGGATTTAATGATGAGTTAAGAGGAACAACCACAATTGAATCAGACAATAAAATAGATATGGTTGCTTATAACTTAGGAGCACAACACGCCATAATTGGTGATGATGTTTCTAGTATTGATAATCTATCTGATGAAGAAATAATATCTATGATTGAAGATATTTATAATAAAAATCAAAAATAAGATATGAAATATTTAAAAACATTTGAATCATATGATAATGATATCGCTACTCAGATAGCTGAAGACCTTTTACCAAAACTTCAAAAGCTTAGACAAGAGAAAGGTAAGTTTACCGTAGGCATGTTTGATAACTATATGGAAGAAAGAGGTGGTAATATGAAACTAACTGATGAAATTATGAGTATACTTGTAAGTATGGGATTTGATTTTGATCCATATGATGATGAAGATGATAATGAATATGGTGATGATGATTTAGATGATCATCCACTTTTTTCATATAATAAGAATTAAAAAAGAGAGACCAATTGGTCTCTCTTTTTTATTTTAATACCATATACTTAACACCGTCAACAATCTTCACTTTATACTTTCCAGTATCTTCTGATTTGACTTTCTTCTCAGCTCTTTTGGTAGCCTTAGTTCCTTTGGTGCTTTTATCTACTTCACCAAATTTATTCTTTAATACCTCTCTCATTGAAAATCTCTCAGTCATATTTTTTAGTTTTTGTTTGTCTTACAAATATAAGGAATCTTTTTGAATAACAATATTAAATATATACAATATGAAATATCTTAAAGGATTTAACGAATCAATGGAAGAACAAATCTATAAACAAGTTCTTGATTCTATAAAAGATTGTTTTCAAGAGTTTGAGGATAATGGTTGGTATTGGATAGCGGATTCTTATTCAGGTACTTATCCAGGTATATCTATTTGGCAAAATCCAAACTTTAATTGTAGAATGATGAATAAAGAAGAATCTGATCCAAGAAACTGGACTCTAAATAAAAATCCTTACGAAAAAAACATTGATATTACTGGTGAAATTAAATCAGATGGTTCTATTAATTGGGAAATGAATGAAGACGAAACAGATAGTGAAGATGGTAAAGATTTTTTAGTTGCTGTAAAAAGATTACATGATGAAACTGGACTTGATTTCAATTTCTCATATAATAATAGAGGTGGTGAAAGAAGAATAATAATACAAGGTAGAATATGAAAAGACTAAGAAAATTTAATGAGAGTGTATCTCAAATAGATTATGATTATGTATATAGTTGTTTTGCTGAACTTATAGATGATAATAAAGCTGAGATAGAATTGATGCAAGGTGAATATGTTAAAGTACCATACATAACTATTAGATTAAAAACTATTCCTAAAATAGATCCTAGAACTACTAGTCAAGCAAAACCTATTGAAAATAAAAAGTCCTCTATCTATAATTATATTACAGGACATAATAGTAATAATGAGTTATTACAAGAATTAGAAGTTAGTATAAATAGATTATCGGAAGAATATCCTGATTATAAATTACAATTTAATGATTGGGGTACTTCCATATTTATGGAAATATTTAAAAATACAGAAGAAGAAAAATATCCATTTTAATGAAAATAAAGAATTATATACAATTTATAAAAGAATCATCTGGATATCAATACGGATGTGTAATGGTTGAAGTACCAGTAAGTAATTGGAATGAGATAACTAGTTATATCGATCCAGAAGATGTTTATACAGGAGGTGATGATACTCACGGAATTCAAGAAAATCCACATGTTACTATATTATATGGTTTACATAAAGAAGTAACATCAGAGATGGTTAAATCAGTATTTGAAGGGTTTACAAAAGACATTAATATAGAAGTTAATGGTATTGACATCTTTGAAAATAAAGACTATGATGTTGTCAAGTTTAATGTTAATCCTGATGGTGCTCTTCAAGAACTACATGATAAACTTTCTGAGTTTCCTAATTCAAATGATTTTCCGGATTACAAACCACATATAACAATTTCGTATGTTAAAAGTGGAACAGGTAAAAAATATGTTAAACCAGATTATAAATATGAAGTTAAGAATGTTGATAAGATAACTTATTCAATGGTTGATGGTAATAAAATAAAATTCAAATATACTAAATAATGAAACATCTAACTCCATATAAAATATTTGAATCGATGTTTAAGTTAGACACTATAGCTAATCAGTTTATTACTGATATGTCTAAAGTTTATAATCTTAGATTTGGAGAATCATTTGATAAAAATAAAGCCAATTGTGCTTGGTTTACTGGTGAGTTTTACAAATGGGCAAAATCAAAAGATTTGAATGTTAAAGTAGTTTACTTTGATTCTAATATTGAAGCTCATATTGCTCCTATGATAGATGATAAAGTTATAGATTTTGCTATTAAACAATTTACTAAAAATCCTAATGATAATTATTTAATACTTATACCAGAAGACTATAAGAAATATGGATATGATAAGTTTGAAATATATGATGAGATGCCTAAATTAGAAACTATTTTTTCGGCTGATAAAATTCAAGAATCTAATCAAATGTATTATAGTATCTATGATTGGTTTGAAGATCTAAAAAGATATCAATGGTCAAAAAATCAAAAGTCAATGGTAAATGAATCATCACTAAATAAATGGTGTGATTATTTTGTTGGTGATGGTTATTGGGGAAAGATTAAAGATTTAGTTGATAAAATATTTATTTCTTTATCTAAAGTTGATACTGAGTATATAAATGACAGAATGTATGATGTTTATGATGAGATACCTTCTGGTAAAGAAAAATGGACAATGTGTTGTGTTGCTTATGGTGGTTATGAAAATCATGATAAACCAAATAAAGTAAAATACAATGGTGCGATTTATATTAAAAATCCTAAAGACGGTGATAAATTAGATATAATCATACACATTCTAAAAGAAATAGTTAGTCCAACATTAACAATTGGTTACCCTTCTTATGTAATAAGACAAAGTGATGAACAATTTTATGTTACTGATAAGAAATGGCAATGTAAAAACTTTAACATCGATGACTATGGTATACAAGATGGATTTGAATATAAAACAGATGATAGAAGAGGTAAAGGTAATGTATATTCATCCGATATTAAAAATAAAAAAGATTATTCTATTGATAAGATATTAGATATGTATAAACCTTGTATCGCTATTAACATAGGAGGATATCAAGATGCACACTCAACTGGTAAAATGAATATGAGAAAATTAGAGTCCGATATAGATGAAGTTTTACCTTCTATTTTACCAACCTTAGATTATGAAGAAGTTATATTTGATTCTTCAAGAGGTGATAGAAGATTTGATGATGATATAGATATTTATGAATACACAATTAAAATATTACTAAAATGAAAATAAAAACATTCGAATCTTTTAATGATGAGTTCTCAGGTGAATGGGATGGACCGAGATGGCAACAACATTTTAAAAGGTTGAAAGAAGATCCTGATTATAAGATTAGATGGATAGAACACCGAGATTCACAAGTTAAGGAATATTGGATGAGTCTTAAACCATTTGAAAAGGAATCTGATGTGCCTGATTTACCAAATCCATTAAACGACTTTTATAAACAAAGAATTATAGAACTAGGTGGTATTCCTAAATCCGAGTTAGAAGATGGTCAATGGTATTATGGTAACTTTAGAAATTCAGACTTAGGTAAGTGGGATTCTGAGAAACAAGAATTTGGACATTGGAGATATAAATTTGGACACAGATGGGACACTTGTAATCATTTCGAAGATGATAATAGATATGCACTTTTTGTTCCATTAAGAAAAGCTAACAATGAAGAGTTAGAATCAATTAAAAAAATAGAAAATGAAGCATCTAAAAACATATAAAATATTTGAGTGGGTTGAAGTTAGTAATAAACTTGAGAAGAAATTTGAATTTAAGGATTTCTTACAAGCTCTTAAATTCATAAATGAACTTTCTAAAATTTGTGAAGAGCAAAATCATCACCCCGAAATAAATTGGATTTATAATAAAGTGAAACTTACTTTATCTACACACGATGCTGGTGATATTGTTACAAAAAAAGATTTAAAATTATCAAAGTCAATTGATGAAATACTTAAAAACATATAAACTATTCGAATCAGTTATTACTGAATTTGAATTTCCTACAGAATTGGATATTCAAGAACTATTCTATGATCTAACAGATGAAGATACAAACTCTAAATGTAAATTATATTCATCAGGTTATCAGTTTTTTACAACAGATAATATAACAAGATCTATTAGAAGTCAATTATTCTCCGATATGAGTTTTGAAGAAAACTGGATAAATAAAGAATGTGAAGATACTCAAGATACTTGGAAAAATATGTTTATTGATTTATCTAAACCTGTATCAAATGATATGATTAAATTGGCTGTTAGAAATTATAATGATGTTTATTTTTTAGAGGTTGAAGAATCAAAAAATAGTGCTGGTAAAAGTTATCTTGAAAGATTACAAGAAAATATATTAAATGATATTATTCCGGCTTATCCAATTATTTATTTAAATCTAGGTCTTTTTCATCCAGATAAATTACCAGTAGTTGTAGAGTGTTTACAAAGATTATATGAAGTAACTGGGTTTAGACCAACTTCATCAGTTTGGGCTGAAGATTATGTAGATGAGGAAACAGGAGATCTTGTTACTTTTTATGGAGCTGACTTACAACTTTATAAAGTAAATGATATAGAATATCAGAATCTATGTAAGATTGTTGGAAGAATAAATCCAAATAATAAAACACAAGAAGTAACTAAACATTTTTTATGACAGACTTAGCAAAAGAAATAATTCAAACTAACATTGATGTATGGGGTGAGAACTTTCTTATCGGTGGATTGATAACTATGTTAGTAGTTGGAGTTGTAATTACTCTAGTTCTTATTAAGAGAAATAAGATATAAACTATTTTTCAAATAAACAAGAAATCTTAAAACTTTTTCACACACAATTAATATAAATACTAATCAGATACACAAAGTATTTGATATAAACAAAAAAAATATAAAGCAATTATGGCAAATGAATTTGACGATTTATTTAATGGTAGTCTAGATACAAAGATGGACTTCCTTAATGATCAAAAAGCAGTAAACAATGACGGTATTTACCGTGTAGATCTTTCTAAAGTGAAAGACAAAAAAAGAGGTTGGAGATCTGTAGTAAGATTAATTCCTAACTTAACTAAAGATGGTAAAGTAGGACAATCAGCTATTGAGAAAATCACTCACTATGTTGATATTAAACAACCAAGAGAATTAGCAGGTTGGTTCGACTCACCAAAGAATTTCAACGAGAAATGTCCTTTGACTGATTTGTATTACACAATGCAGAATTCAAAAAATGCAATCTTAATCGAGAAATCAAAACAATTAAAATATTCTAAGAAATATTACTCTTATGTATTGGTTCTAGAAGACGAACAACAACCAGAATTAGTTGGTAAGATTTTAATCTTCCAATACGGTAAAACTATTAAAGATAAAATCATGGCTGAAAAGAATGGTGAAATCTCTGGAGTTGGTTGTAACGTATTTGATTTAGCAGCTGGTAAAGATTTCGTTTTAGTTGTTAAAGAAATTCAAACAGGTGACGAAACATATCCTGATTACAAAATGAGTATGTTCAAACCAGAAGTATCTTCTTTACCTATCTATTTCAAAGAGAAACAAGCTTTCAAAAACGCACCTCTTAACGATGGTAAAATTGAAGCTTCAGTTCAAGGTAAAATTAGAGAGTTCTTATTAGACCGTGAACACGACTTAGAAGAATTTTCACCAAAACATCTTGATGAAAAACAACAAGCTAAAATCACAGAAATTACAAACTTCTTAACTGGTAAAGCTTCTTCTTCATTCTCTGGAGCAAAAGAATCAAAACCAACTTCTAGTGACTTTGAATTTGAAGATAACTTCACAAAAGAAGCATCTACAACAACAAGTGAGTCTGAAGATGAAGACGATTTCTTTTCTGGGTTGTAAAATTCTTATAATAAATTAATTACAAAATAAGAGTTCTTTTTTCAGGGAACTCTTATTTTTTTTTATATATACTTTATGATAAAGATATGTATAAAATGCAAGAAGGAAAAAGAGTTGGAACTTTTTGTAAAAGCTAAAAACTCTTGTAAAGAATGTGAGAAGGAATATAAGAGAAATCACAGAGAAAAAAATAAAGAAAAAATAAAAGAAAGTGCTTCTAAATATTATGAGAGTAATAAAGATTCTATCTTAGAAAGAGTTGCTAATAATTATTCCAACAACAAAGAGAAAAAACTTAAGTATCAAAAGGAATATGCATCCTTAAATAAAGAGAAGATTTCTGCTTACAAGATGGAATATCAGAGAAATAGAAGACTTAGTGATCCTGTTTACAAATTGAAATATGTTGTTGGTCGTTTAATAAGAAACTCACTTAAATGTAAGGGGTTATCTAAAAATAAACGTTCTAAAGACATTTTGGGATGTTCTATAGAATTTTTTAAAGTTTATATAGAAGAGAAGTTTATAGATGATATGTCTTGGGATAATTATGGTACTAATTGGGATATAGACCATAAAATACCATTAGCAACTGCAATAACAGAGGAAGATGTATTAAAATTAAATCACTATACAAATCTACAACCATTGGATTCATACATAAATAGAAATGTTAAACGTGATAAAGTAGATTTCTATAAAACTTTTAATAAATAAAAAATATAATCAATAGATATAAAAATAAAAACAAAGAGATGAGTCTTAAAGATAAAATATTTAAAAATAATAAAACTGGAGAAGTTGTAAAAGTTATCGATTCGTTTGAAAACATTGCTATTCTTGAAAATAGAGATAAAGCTGATGTTAGTAGACTTATGAATCCGGAATTTTATACCGAACAAATAGATCCATCAACTTTCTTTAATAACCAAGGTTCTTATAACTTACTAGCAGATAAAATTAAAAATATACCAGCTGATAAAATCAGAGATGATGAAGGTGGAGAAGTTATGATTAATATAGATGGTAATAATTCATCAAGTTCTGTTAGACCATCTACTGATGAAAGTGCTATAGTTATGGTATCTGAAGAAGATGAAAGAGCTGAGTTAGCTAGAAAGTATAATGTTGATACCTCTCAAAATGAGGTTGCTAAACAAAATCAAGCCTTTGCTAAACTATTAGGTGAAGAAGAGGAAGTTCAAACTATTGAAGTAAATAGAGAACAACCTCAACCAGTTCAACAAAGACCTCAGGTTCAATCACAACCTATTCAACCAGTTGCTCAAGTAGAAGATCCTATTATTACAATGTTTAAGAATGTTAAAAGAATAAAAGATTTTTCAATATCTCTTGAAATAAAAAATAAAATTCCAAGACCTGACTTTATTGAAATGATGGAAGATTCATATAATACAAGTATTATTGATTTCCTGGCATCTGAATTTACAGATAACTTACTTAGAAATCCACAAATCATAGAAGATATGATTAGACAGAAGATTAAAGAGGTTGTTTACGGTGCTGAAGTTGGAGTTAAAGATGTTAATCCACAGATTACTGATTCAGTTACTCAGGTTGAACACGAACCTCTTAGTATTGAAAAGGAACCTGTTTTATCAAAAGACCTTCCTAAAAAAACAACTACTAGAAAACCTAGAGCTAAAAAAGAAGTTTCTAAATAATGATTGATGAAAAATATCTAAAAGTAGCTATAAATATAAGAAGAACATATTTAAAACTAATTAATAATCTAGATTTATATAAAAAAATAGCAGACTCAATTTCTAAAAAATTAATCGAGACAGTAAAAGATATTGAAGATATCGAAAAAGATTACATTGATAAAAAAATTAATGATGAGCAATCTTTACAAAAAGCTTTATCTATTTTAAGTAGTGTTGAGAAAGAAGGTAAAAGATTGGAAGAAGCTATAGATCCAATAAATATAGAGATAGAAAAATTAGCAAAAGAAGAACAAGAATTATTTCGACAAATAGTTGAACGACATTCTAACTTATCACAAGACCAAATAGTCTCAATAGTAAGAGATAGATTAATAAAAGAGGGACTTTCTTAATAAGAAGGTTTCTTTTTTTTATATATAATTCAAAAGATTCTATCTCATAAATGGCAAAAATTTCCAAATATATTAAACTGGACAAGAATATTCTTTTAGAATATATTTATAATGAAGGTAACTTACTTAGCGAACCATATAACATACTTGTAGATTCTAGAGATAGAAGACAATCATATATGGCTGCTGGTGATTCAGCAACCGGAAATGGCGTAGGTAATCAATTATTTAAAGTTGATAGTGTATCTGGTAAATATGCTAAAGTAAATCCAGACTATTATTCATTTTTACAAGTTAAAGATTACACATCAGGAACCCCAGTTAGACACGATACTTTAAAGTTTCACTTACCTATTAACTGGACATTTGGAGAGTATTTAGGATTCTATGTTAGAATCTATGGATTCGATACATCAAATACAAGAATATATGACTTATGTAACTTTTACTTTGATATGACTGATATTAGTCAACAATATTTATTGAACTTTACATCACCACCTCTTTTATTTCAAGAAAAATTATGGGGTAAAAATGTTCAAATTGATATACCTGCATTAAATGATTTATCATCACAGAGAGTAAATAACTCACCTAAAGAGAATAGTATAAATGCTAACTTAACAGGAGGTGTTGGGTTAAATATGACTTCTCCCGTTTTTATAGATTTTCATTTTGTTAAAAATATTCAGACTATAAATGCAGTTACTAGTTATTTATTAACACCTAAGGTAACATCAACAATACCACAAACTCCAGAGTTTGAAAGACTAGGACTTGTAATTCAACATTCTCCAAATGGTGACTTCTTTGAAATATTTGGAACCTATAATAATACGATTTCAGGATTTAATCAATTTATAGATGAGTCTTATAATATTGGTCATAGATACTATGTTCAATATAATGTAACAATGTATGAGCAAAATATTAGAGGTAAGACTACAACAGTTACTCAACATGAGAATTTTAATGAAACAGTTGAATACAGACCTATTATAAAATATTCAACAACAACAGCTATAATTGATGTAGAGATGAGATTAATAGATGCTGTTGATGATTCTTATATTTTAAGAAGAGCTTCTTATGGTATGTTACAGGATGAAGTTGCTAAGTATTCATTAAGAATGATGAAGATTAATTTAGTAAATGCTTCTAAACCAAAGATTTATAATATTAAAGCTAGTATTGATCCGTCACTAGTTGGATTCTCAAACTCAATGGGTAGAATAACAAAACCAATTTCTCAGTCAAAAGCTGTGAGTGGTATTATCGCAGGTGGTGGGAATGGTTCAAATGGAAATGGAACAGGAAATGGAACAGGAAATGGAACAGGAAATGGGTCAGGATCATCTAATGTTACTATTCAAACTGTTAAGGTTCCTTTCCCGGTTCTTACTGAGAAATTTAATATTATAGGTAAGTCGGATAACGCAATTGTTAATAAAACAACTTTCTTTGGACTAGGCAAAATAACTATAGTAATATATCCATTTGATAATGTTATCAAATTTGTATTGGCTGATGGAACACCAACAACTCCAAACTATCTTAATATGACAGGGTTAGGTGAGATAAGATTAGTATTTAAAAATACAACTGATATTGTTGAAATACCATTATATTCAGAAACTGAAATAAATTTAGAGATAGGTCAAATTGCATTTAAAATAACAGAAAGTAAAATATCAACTTTAAGAAAAATAGAAAACTCAGGAATTAACATATTCTATATAACTGCAACTAATCAAGGGTTATCAACTGCTATCTATACAGGATTGTATAAATTATATGATAGTATAAATAATGCTAGTCAACTTAATGCTGAAGCTCCTTCAAGTAGCTCGAATCCAAGTATTATTAAAGATCCTAATTTACCATCAGAAACTGCAATAGTTACTAGAAGAAAAATAGGAACTGAAAGCAAGCCTGTTGTTAAACCAGGTTCTATTTCAAGTTCTGTTAAAAATACAATTAGTACAGCCATTAATAAAAATAATAATTTATAATGAGATTAAGTAGTCAGGGTAGTCAGTTCGTTTTTAATCTTCCAAGTGATTTTCTCAAACCAGAGGTACTTGCAACATATACTCCAATTTTAGAAAAGAATTGGGTTCAATATGAGAATGTTATAGATTATATTAATTCGACAATTAAGTCGGTTAATTTCCCAGGTATCTCATTTGATATGCCTAAACAAACATTAATCAGAGGTAAGGAAAGACAATACAAACCAGCAAAGAATGTTCAGGATATCACAACTACACACGATTTAACAATTACTTTTAGATCAGTAGATTCTGATTTAAATTATTGGTTAGTTTTTGATATTATTAATAAACATTATTTAGATGTTGAAAACTCATTTGTATTTCCATTTACAATTACTTGTGTTGATATACATAGAGATGGTATTTATGTTATTAGATTTTATGAAATTATATTAAAATCATTATCTGAGAATAACTTTAATTACTCTCAACAAAAGGTGAGCTCTAAAGAATTCACAATGACATTTCATTTTAACTTCTATGATATTGAATTCTTACTTAATAGAAGTAAGATATTGGAATTGGGCACATTACCAATAATTATTCAGAAGCTCTAAATATTTTATTAATAGAGTTCTTTCTTCTTTTATTTCTTGATTCTAATCCTAAGCTTTTTAGAATTTCCATGTCAATAGATTTTGATAATTCATCTGATAACATTTTACTCAGTTCATCAACAACATCAAGTCCATAATGTTCACTTAATTTATCTGCTTCCGAATTTGAGTAGATTTCACCACCGGATCCTGTTTTAATTTGATTCATTTGATAGTTCTTTTTTTACTCTACTTAGAGATGATCCAATTATCTGATGCATGTCATAATATTTATACTCAGATAATCTACCTCCAAATATTATATTTGGATACTGTTCACTTAATTTTTTATATTGGTTATAAATTTTATTATTTTTATCATCATTTATTGGATAAAATGGAACACAACTTCTATTATAATCTAAAGGATATTCTTTTGTTATCCAAGTAACATTTGATTTTGAATTTTCAAAATGTTTATGTTCTGTAATTCTTGTATATGGTACTTCCTCTGATGTATAATTTACAATTGAACATCCTTGAAAATCTTCTTTATCTAATTTCTCATTAATAAATCTAAGAGATCTATATTCCAATTCACCAAATTGATAGTCAAAAAACTCATCAATCTTACCAGTGAATACTATTTTTTTAGCCATAGAATTAAAATATTCTTTATTAGAGAAATAATTATTACTTAATCTAACTTCAATCCCTTCAAGTAGTTTTTCAAATATTTTTGTATATCCACCAATCGGTATACCCTGATATTTATCAAAGAAGTAATTATCATCAAAGTTAGTTCTGATAGGTAGTCTTTTAATAATTGAAGATGGTAAATTCTTAGGATGTTTACCCCATTGTTTTTTAGTATATCCTTTTATAAATATTTCATAAATATCTCTACCAACTTGTGATAATATCCAATCTTCAAGATTATAAGGACTTTCACAAGGAATTGAAACTTCTTTAAGTTTTTCTTTTGCTTCTTCAGGTGTATTAACACCCCATATCTGATTTAGAGTTAAAAGATTAATAGGAAATGAATATACTTTATCTTCAAATTTAACCTTTGGGTTGTGTTTATAAGGATGGAATTCACAAAATTGATTTATCCAATTCCATATTACTTTATCATTTGTATGAAAAATATGAGGACCATAAGTATGTATGTTTATATTATCCTTTTCTTCTGTATAGCAGTTACCAGCAATATGGTCTCTACCTTCAATAACTAAACATTTTTTACCTAACTTATTCATCTCATAAGCAAATGTTGATCCAAATAATCCAGATCCAACTATTAAATAATCATACATCATATTTTGTTTTAAAATTTTTATTGAATAGGTATGTCCAAACTCTCTCCATTACCCAAGGCATTTTATTACCTTGAGTACCACCACCTCCACCGGTGTTAATGTTATCAATATCTGTTCTATCAAATTCTTTTAATAAGTCTTCATAGAATTCTTTTTTTCTTCTTAAAATTGCTGACTTTTTAACAATAAACTGAGCACCTACAACAAATACTAAATACTCTGGATAATTATTAAAAAACTTATCAAATATTATTTCTCTAACTTCCAACTTTGGATGGTGAGGATTACCATCTAAATCACATTGTAATAAATAACTTAAAGGGTAAAATTCAACATCTTCATTAAAATTTTGAATAAAGTCAGTATCTTTATTCAAATGTCCTTTTACACCATCGAATGGGTTTCCTTGTAAAAAACAAGTATAATCAGATAGATTATCATAATTTTCTATTATATGTGTTAGGTATGTATGTGCTTCTCTTCCAAAATTTGGTAAGTTTATAAAACCATTATCTTCACCACTTTTATCGTATATAAATAACCTAGACTTATCAAACTTGGATACCCAAGACATATCTTCTTTATATTTAGCAACTACTATATCCACTTTTCCACAAATTATTTTTTTTCATATAACTCTTTAGGATAACTTTGTTGATAGTGATCCACATTTGAACGCCAAGCATTATGATATTTAGCATCCGGTAATTGACAAAGCCACATCTCAGCCATCATCCTCCATCTCACACAATCACTATCAGGTAACCAATTATAGGGACTTGGTAGATTCTTAATGTGAGAAGATTTACTCCACCAGAAGTTACCACTATAATGAACAGGAGCTTTTCCATAACCCCACCAAGATGGATGTGAGTTTATGTCATCAGGATTACCACCTAAATTAACACCTGAGGTATCATTAGATTCTAAATCTTTAACTCTATCACTCCACTTATTAATATTAAAGTATGATAAGTAATTAGTCCAGTCTTCTATTGTTTTAACACCCGGTTTAGTTACTCCTTTTGTGTGTAGATATAAAATATCAAATTCTTCATTTTTTGAATGTTCATGTATGATATCCAATGTGGGAAATTCACATTTAGATATATCTGAGTTAGAATCAATTATAACATATTTCTCACTAACTAGATTAAATGATAACAGGCTTCTATCACCATTAAAAACTAAATATATCTTATTAGCAGAATCATATAAACCACTTTGTTTAATTCTTGTTAATAAGTTCCAAAGAACTTGATTAACACTTCCAACCATTGATACATTTATATAAATATTAATCATTCTCTGTAATATATTTCTCAACTCTATTATATCTCTCAATATTCGGTAGACCCCAAACATCCATATCGGAATTCCATTGTCTAGTATACCACATATGTATTCCAATATCTTCAGAATCTTCAGTTAATCTTGGATTTGTAGATTTAAATCTCTCATCAAAGTGTGGGTATAGATAATCAAATTTACAACCTAAATCTTTCATTAACCATAAAAATGCATAATATGGTTCTTGTTCTGATTCAAAATTTGAATCAGCAAACTTTCTATGATTATATACAAAATCATTTTTATACTCTTCTTTAAATTTCAAATTTGCATTATTAAACCATAAATAATTTTTACCATCATAGGTTCCTAATTGATATTTCAGACTCTTTAAGTCTATATTTATTCTTTTTATATCAGAGACTCTACCACACATAAAAAATGTATTAATAGCAACTCCATTAGCTCCTCTGAAATGATGGTATCCATCAGAGCATCCAATTAAGTCTATATTATTAGACTCCATTGAATTAATAACTTTTAAAACTTCATCCTTACTTGTTATGAAGAAGTCTTCGTCTATGTGTATGTAATATTTTTTATTTGATTTTTTAACCTCATCTATCCAATAAAACCAAGAGTTGGGCCAATTTCCACTACCATTAACTATTATATGTTGGCTTTCTGGGAATAAATTTTTAATTATACCAGATTGGTGTTCTAACCATTTTGTATATAAAGTGGTTGTTACAAAAACTATATCTTTATCTTTTATCATATTTTTATCCAGTTACTTGGTAATATATCACTTTCATTTAGATTAGTTTGAAATCCAAACCAATTATTAGGAGCAATAACCTTTTTATTTGGATTCGAGTTTAACCAAGCACCCCACCAACTAAATGATGAGTTTGCTATTATATTATTCTTACACATTGACATAAGCCAAAGGTCTTCAACATCATCAAATCCTTCCATAAATATCATATTATTAAATGTTAGATTGTCTTTACACCATTGAATATCATCTGAGAATACAAATATGTAATCATACTCTCCAATAATATCTAATGCTTTTTTATAATACTCAATGGATTGAACTGGATGATACCCATTTGATGTTACATAGTCTGTTCTTCTAACATGAAGTGAAACTACATTTGTATCTATAAAGGGTGTTAGGTTTAACTTTTTTAATATCTCATCAGAAGGAGATAAATCTTTTCTTATCAAATCAGATGATTCTAAAAAGTATTTTTCAGATTGCCAATATCCATCTAAGTAATAATTATAATTATTATCATAACTCAACTCATTAAATTTAAAATTATCACTTAGTTTTTGAAAGTTTTTGCCATTTGATAAATTAGATGGATTGAATGCTGATGTATTAATATTAGGAAACTTGGATAATGAATAGTTTCTTTTTGTAGTTCCTGGTATATGTTGATTATAAAAACTCAAATCAATGTATAATTCAACATTATATTTATTTGATAGATTTCTACCATAAGCCCATTGGAATAACTGGTTTGCTAATCCACCTTGTAATTTAGTTATTATCATTTTAATTAGTTAATTTTAGTAGCTATGCTATTATGTGGTGTATAACTTGTACCATTTGATACCTTATATCCTAAATTTTCTAAAAAGTTAGACATATCTACTGCATCGATATGCATGTTCTCATAGTATATTTTACTAACATTAAAATTATCAAAGTCAATGCTTTTAATGATTTTAGAATCAAATCCTTCAGCATCAATAAAAAGAATATCAATATTTTTTAACTCATACTTATTAAAGAGTTCATTTATTGTAGAACAATTAACTTCCATTTCTATCAATTGTACATCATATGGCTTATCGGATGTATATTCTGGTCTATTAAAAACTTTATTTATATGAGATTTTAACAGAGAAGCTTGTTCAACATTTTCATCCATTTTTTCATGTAAGTAAAATACTTCACTTTTTTTATCTACATCATCTGTTATTGCTATATTTTCAATAGATAAATTATCTATATCTTCATAACACTTCAAAAGACTTTCATTAAATTTACTCATAGGTTCTACTAATATAAGTTTACTAACAGAAATATCTTTTATTATACTTGTCAATTCATCATTTCCTCTATTTGCTCCAATTTGTACTACTATCATTTCTTTTATTATTTTTTTGCTAAAATCCAACAATTAACAACATTTCTTTCCTCATTTTTAATACCATATTCTGATAAGTCTTTATAACCTGGCCACTGATGATTTGAAAATAATTTTGTTATATATTCATAATTACCCCATTGACCAACTTCTAAAACTTCAAATCCACATGACTTAAATAACATTGTTAAACCTATAGGTGTAAATCCATTAAAATATATAGGCATTGAATGTGGTATATTTATTGTCGGAACACTTGTAAAAACATATCCACCTTTAACTAAACTATTATAAATATTTTTAACTGCTATAAATGGATTATATAGATGCTCTAATGTTTGATTAAATAAAAAGAAGTCATACTTTTCAATATCATTAATCTCATGTAAATCACCAGAAAAATCAGATGTGTTATATTCAATTAATTTCGAATTAGAATATTTTAATAATTTTATCTCAGGATCATCATCGTATGTATATGCTAAATTTTCGGAAATTATATTATACTTTTCAATCCAATCTTTGAAGTCTAAAATTGTTCTAACTCTAGTATAATCACGAGTGTCCCATTTATAATATGGGTGTGAAAAAATCTCATCTAAAAAATTAATTACATTAGAATCTAAAATATCATATTTTGATAAGTAATTATTATTCTTTTTTACTAAGTTGTATATTTCTTTAATTTCTTTTTCTGTAAATTTTTTAAATTCCATTATTTATATTTATAATTTTATTATAACAACCATCATAAGAAAAAAAATTGTTATATATTGATTTACCATTTATAATATAATTATCTATTTCAGAATCACTTTTTGACTTTAATATGTCATCAATTTTATCTAATTCACTTTCATGTATTAAAATTCCTATATTATTAAATTCAAATTCATTTTCAAATGGTATTAATGGATCATCATAAATATAAACTGGAATACTACCAGATTGTAAGGCCTCACAAATTCTAAATGATGTTAGTCCATATCCACGAGGACAAAGAGAAAAAACACTTCTAGACATAACATCCTTAAATGTGTTATAATCAACTGAGTCTGAAATAAAAAAATCACCTTTTTTAAGATTTTGAAAAATAAAATCTCTTATTTTATGAGTTTTTCTTCCTATAAAAGAAGCAAAGATATTCTTTTCTCTACTCACAACTTCTCCTTGACAAATCAACGGAATTGCATAAGATTTTTCTTTGTAGTTACCCCAACCACCTTGACAAAATATTAAAATATCTAAATCAGATAAGTCGTTTAATATATTATCATCATATTGAACAATTGTAAAATACTTTTTACTCCTATCAAGTCCATTTAATAAATTCTGTAACTCAGAAATATCTCCTTTTCCATAGTCTTTAGAAATATAATAGTTTGTCCAAAAAATAGGAATATAGATTCTATCTGATAATATATCAGATATTGAGTATTTATCATAAAAATATTCCTCAAATGTTTGATTATTACCAGGTGGATAAATTAAAATATTTCTTGGTCTAAGATTCTCACTAATTTCTAACATAATTTATGACCATTTTTTAACATCCTCAACTATTTCATTGATGAAAATATCACTACCTGGTCCACTAGTCACAAAATAACTTGATGAGTGTAATCGGTGTTTATATTCTAAATTAGGAACAACTTCAAATTTTGAACCATCTATATTCTTAAATAATAAATAAATAATATAATAAGCATCTGCGGCAAAAGGATCTTTAACTGGTTCTTCCTTTTCAATACATTCTAAATATGTTTCTTTATTAAAGAAGTAGTTACCAGTATTAAAAATACAATCCCAAATACTTCTACCAGCAGAAATATTATTTCTATAATCTTCTTTATGTAAGACACCTATATAGTTTTTATAGTTTAATATTGGTGAATCACATATAGCATGTGATGGACAATAGATAGTTTTAATATCTTTTTTGTCAATTATATTATCTATATAATCAGTGTCAATTATATTATCAGAATCTAATAGTATAATCCAATCATTACTTGATAAAGTAACAGCCTTTTTTTTATTTAAAAAAGCACCTAGATTACTATCATTCCTATATAGTTTAATTTTTGGATTTTTAAGATTATCTATTCTATTTTTTAAATCATTGTATATGTCTATACTAGAGAAGTCATCTACTATAACTATCTCATCTATTCTATCATCAGTTAGTACTTTATTAAAGCTCTCTATTACTAATTCTGATCTGTTATAGTTGGTTATCGAAAGTGTTATCATAATATTTTAATGTTTTTTTAATTCCATCTTCTATACAGAATTTGTATTCTATTTTACTTTCAGATACTCTATAGTACACCCCTTTTGGTTTATCATTCAAGACTTTTATCTCTGGGTTGTATCCATATATATTTGAAGCAATTTTAGCTAACTCTGAAAAGGATGTTGCTATTGAAGTTCCTATGTTTAATGATCTACCATCATTTATAGTGTACATTGTATTATTAACATACTCAACAATATCATCAATATAAACAAAGTCTCTAATAGAATCACTCCATATTACCAAAGGATCTTCTTTATCTACTATTCTTTTTATTATAGCTGGGAAAGGATATGCTGTATTTTGGTCTTCACCATATCCTGAAAATGGCCTATAACTAATAACATTTAGACCAGTATTTTGATGAGCTATTTTACAAAGATACTCACCTGTCATTTTAGCCCAACCATATGTTAAATCAGGCAATCCTATATTGTTATCATAATCCAATAATGATTCATTTAATTTAATCTTCTCATCATTATCCATTTGATGTTTAACTGGATAAACAGCGCTTGATGAAAAGAAAACCAATCTATCTACTTTTTTATCAGAACACCATTTTATAACATGTGAGTCTATAATTAAATCAGTTGCTACATCGAGAGGACTTTCTTCAATTTTTGTTCTACCACCAACAATAGCTGCTAAGTGAATAACAATATCGTATTTAGTCTCATCTACATTCAAGAATTCAATTATATCTTTTTCAATAAATTTAAAATCACATTTAAGTCTATCTTGCCATTGGTCTGGATATAAAGAACTTTCAGATGACATATTATCAACTCCTATTATTATATACTTATCAGAGAAAAATTTACAAAAGTGTCGACCAACAAATCCACAACACCCAGTTATTAACATTTTTTTATTCATATATTTTTTTAAATTTTTTAATAAAATTCTGAGCTAGTTGAAAATAAGTACCTTGTTTTTTTAAGTAATCATATCCATCTTGTTGAACCTTTGTAAATAAATCTAGATTATTTTTGTATAAATTTATATAGTGTTGAACATCTTCAAATGTAGATACATATTTTACTATTCCATTTGTACATTCTTCCGCTGATTTATTATCACTTAGAACAATACATCCGTAAGCCATTCCCTCAAATACTCTTTCTACAACACAAGAATTTTCAATATTAGGATCACTATGAAAACCTAAACAAACTCTACTATTTAAGTAAGCTTTTACTTTTTCTTCTTCTGATAAAAATACATCAGATGAGTTGCTATAATATTTAAAGCAGTTATTTAGAGAAGATACCCAACTTGTTTTATATGGAGCACCAATAAAACAAGAATCATATGTTATATTCTTTTCTAATTTACCAATATCATCTGGATGAATAGAACTAGAAAAAACAAAGGGTATCCATTCTTTACAATTCATTGAAAATTTATAAGCATCAATATGTTGTTGTGATGATCTTGGTTCATTTCTATAATATTCACCGGTTATTAAATATTTCTTAAATGGCATATTCTCTATCATTTTACTTTCAAAATTAAAATGCCAACATATAAAATATGCTTTGTCTAATTTTTTACCTATATCATAAACCACATTAATATCACCCATTGTAATAAAATGATTTGATAACAGAAATATATTTTCATCACTGTTATATTGCTCAATATTATTCAAAGTAGTAAGTTCAATAAATTCATAACCATTTTGTTTAAAACCATTACAAAATTTAGTTGATGTATAATGATGACTACCAGGACAAGGAATTTCAGGAGTATTTAAATTTATTATTTTCATTTTTAAATATTTTTATTTATATAAAGAGCATCACCCCATTCAAATTCAGTCATTGATGTTTCAACTCTTTTGAATCCATAGTTTCCTAAATACTCATCTATTTCATTTAATAAAGCACAATCTTTATAAAGTGTGTCTGTATTCACTTCAGTATAGATATATTTAAAGTTACTAATCGTATCACCAAACCCTTTTATAGCCAACAATTCAGCTCCTTGTATATCAATATTAACGAAATCATATTTAGAAGTATCTATATTATTCTCTTTGAATAAAGTGTCAACTCTTTTTGACATAACTTCTATTGTCTCAGTAACATAAATATGAGGATGATGTATTTTATGTTTATCCAATTCTAATATTGATGAGGATTGTCCATTATTTGTTACATTTAGACTGAAAACTTGATTATCTGAATCAGAAATAGCATAGTTAAAAACCATCTCAGAATAGGATCCATCATTTATAAAGTCTATATTTTTATACACATTGGGATTTGCTTCAATCCAAATTGTATTATTTAATCCTTGTGAGATATAATCCTCTCTTTCTTCCATTAAATGGGCACCAATATGGATTATACCTTTTGGTTTTCCATATTTATTTACTATGTCATTAAATTTTATTAGCATATATTATAATATTTTTCTTAAATCAAATTTTTTTGTATTAAAATTACTATTACTATGTAATCTATGTAATACTAGTTCCGAAGGAACATTTATAAACTTTTTACCTTTTCTCATTAGTCTTAACCAGAAATCATAATCTTCAGGATCAATATCTCTCCACCCATTTATATCTAAGGCATCTTGTTTTTTAAATACGACACTACTATTAGCTATCTGATTAAGACCTTTCATTGAAAGATGTTCTATTTGAGTTGGATGAGTTGATAGATTTGGTCTACCAATTATATTACCCTCCTCATTAATATAAGATATTAGTGTTCCAACAACATCATATTTATCAAAATATGGAATCTGACTTTCCAATTTATTAGACAACCAAATATCATCATCATCTTGAATTGCTACCCAATCATACTTAGCCTCTTCAATCATTTTATTTAGTGTCTTGTATTTACCTTTATCATCACCAAAATCAAAAACTCTTATTCTCGGATCATTATACCTATAAACAATTCCTTTTGAACTATCTGTAGTTCCATTAAATCCAATTAATAATTCAAAATCTTTAAATGATTGGTTTAAAACAGATTCAATTGCTAGTGAAATATATTTCTCACCATTATAGGTCGCTAGTAGTATTGATATCATTTACTTTTTATTTTTATCATAGCTTCTTCCCAAATAGAAGAATTATTCCAATCTCCTTTTTCTTCTGGAAAACAAGTTATTATTTCATCACTCTCAAAATAAACACCAGGTCCAGCAACAATATATTTTATATTTTCTTTATTGAATTTACTTTTGGTGATATTTTTAAATTTTTCTATATTTCCTATAGACCCTCTATATAATACAATTAAATCCGTCTCACTTTTTAATATATCAATAAATCGATTTATTCTTCTATTATATTTTTCCAGATTCATTTCAATGTAATCTTCCCAATTATCGTTAATTACTTTTTCACCAAACACACCAGTGCCTATATTTTCAAAATCGATTACTTCACTATTGGGATAATCATGTGGATACTCAAAACCATAGTGGTCTATAACTCTTGTTTTCGAAGAATTCAATCTTAAATTTTTATGAAAGTTAATGAAGTCCTCAGATATACAATCTACTATTCTACTCAAATCACTAACCATCCAATCAAATGGTAGTGATTTTGTTCTTAAATTCATATTTTTTAGTGCGGAAGATGTTGAACAGTCATTTCCTAATGTTATATAATTATAATCCATATTATTCTTCTAATCTTATTTCTGAGTGATTTTTATCCAACGCTAATAGTCTTCTACCAAATGGACAATCAATCCACCATTCAATACAACAATAAGACGGATCTAAAATTTTAGTTGGTTTATTATCAATCATATATCTATTTAAATGACTTTCATCATGCCAAATAGCAATTAAATCCTTTGAGTAGTCTATGTCAATATTATTTGATATATGACTAGCCATTTTTAAGTATTCATTAGAAGTTCCTCCATTAAATCCACCAGCAAAATATTGCATTTCTTCGTGGTCATAAACACAAGCTAGTGATAAAGGATTAGTTTCTGGTGTTCCTCTTCTGTCGTAATAACCAGGATGTTGTGTAGCAACTCTTTCACTTAAGATTTCATTTCCGACATACCCTACAAATCTCATATCAGCATCACAATAATATAAATAATCCATTTCTGATAATTTATCTGAACTCTCGGTAAATATCTTATATCTACCTAAAGTCATCCAAGGCCATTCTTTATGATTGACATCTATTTTAACAATATTTCTACTTGATTGTATATCAATATCTTTATTTGTAAAAATAAAATATGTAACTTCACAATCCTTTAAGAAGAATTCATCAGCACTTGATATAAGTGGTTGTAGAAATCGAGTATATTTATTTGTTGCTATTACTAGCAGTCCTACTTTTTTCATTTAAAAACTTTATTACATTTTATACAAAATACAGACTTTTGTTTTACAATTACAGAATCTATAACTTTTGTTTTAATAGTTATAGATAATTCACCACCACATTTACAAATCTGAACTTGTGGTACATGTTCTAATATCTTATCAATAGTTTTGGTGGCTTCTTTAGTTTTGATGGCTTCTTCATCAGATAAAATTTTATCAATAAACTCTTTACTTAATCCTAAATTAGAAAGCATATTTTTATCACTCTCTAATGCTATCTTAATATCTTCTATTTTTCTTGATTTTGTTGTTATTTGCTCACTATGTATTCTATAAAATAATAAAAAATCTTCACATATATAAAATTTAAATTTACCAGAAGTTCTTTTCCATAATTCCCAATCTTCTTTAGGTATTTCACTTGGAATATATTTGTTCTTATTAATGAAATTCCTACTATAACAAACAGATGGATGTCCAATTATATTATCAAATTCTAACTTTTCTGAAATGTTTTCACCGTTATATTTAAATTCATCTTGACCCCCCCATCCATTAAATTTAATATCACCAATATATTTAAAATTAGAACTAACTATATCATATCCCTCTTTAATTTTAACTAATTGTATATCAAACCTATTTAAATCATAACAATCATCTAAGTTAATATTGAATACGCAATCTATATCATCTTCGATACATTTATCAAATAAATAATTCATAGCTTCTGCATGATTTTCTAAATTCTCTGAGAAAAATTTATAATTACTCCCAAAGTGATTTGAGAAGTTAAAATCATCACCACCATAATTCAAATCATATACAAAATAGTCTTTGTAAGTTTGATTAACTATCGATTGAATACACTCTTCAATCCATTCGGACTTATAGATTTTATTTATATTTTTATGATATAGTATTACAGCGGATTTCATTGTTTTACACTAAATTTTGGTTTTGCAAAAATCTCATCAGCGACAGATTTTTGTAGTGTTGGATCAACAAAGTGATCGTTTTGTTGATGTATTCTATAATAGTAGACCGGATCAGGATTAAACTTAACTCTTTCAAATCCAGCAATCTCCATTAGTGGTGTCATTATAGCAACATCGTAAGTTATTGTATAGAAATTACCATCTTTATCTTTATAACAAGATAACTCAGGATCTTGATTCATTAATTCCTTATAGAGTTTGTATTTGAATGTTCTTATATGAGAGGCCCAATATCCACCAGTTCTTAATTTCTCAAAGCTTTCTTTTGTGTATGCAATGCAGTGACCAGGTTGACCATTTGGTAAAATATACTGACCATAAGTTAAAAGAGTCTCATCTTGATAAAGATTGTTAATTATATCTACTGCATCTTTTCTAATTAGAAAATCATCACCATCTAACAAACAGATGATATCTTCATCTTCTAAATTAGATTCAACTATTCCAAAGTGAATATTAGGAAGAGCTGTTATTCTTTTTTCATTTCTTCTAATAATAAATCTATCATCTTTCGGTATTCTACTTATAGTACCATCATTTGACTCATCATCACAAAAGATTGCAATCCAGTTTTTATTATCTTGTTTAAGAAGTGTATCAGCACATTGTGATATAAAATCTTTAACATTTCTAAATGGAATTATAAATACGAATCTATTGTTTTTCATTGGTTTTTTATATATTTTTTATATCACTCTCCATCATGATTTTTACCAATTCATTAAACTTAACTTTTGGTTTCCATCCTAATTCCTTTCTGGCTTTAGAAGAGTCTCCTAAAAGAATATCTACTTCTGCTGGTCGATAATATCTACTATCAATCTCTACAAGTACTATTCCTTCTTTAGTAATACCTTTCTCTGACTCTCCTTCACCAACCCAGATAATATCCCATCCACATTCTTTTCCAGCTAATTCTATAAACTCTTTAATTGAATGTGTTTCATTTGTTGAAAGAACATAATCATCTGGTTTGTCTTGTTGCATCATTAACCACATACCATAAACATAATCTTTAGCATATCCCCAATCTCTTTTAGAATAAAGATTTCCTAATTTAAGAGTTTCAAAATTGGTATACTCTGCATCAAGATTAAGTTTTATTTTAGAAAAGGCTTTTGTTATTTTACGAGTAACAAATGTCTCACCTCTTCTTTCACCTTCGTGGTTAAAAAGTATTCCGTTACAAACAAACATATTATAAGATTCTCTATAATTCTTTGATATCCAAAGACCATACATCTTAGCACAACCATAAGGACTTCTAGGGTGCATTTTAGACTCTTCAGTATATCCCGTTTCAGGCATGTTTTCAGCGATACCTCCATATAACTCTGAGGTAGAAGCTTGATAAACTTTACAACTTGGACAATGATTTTTAACAGCCTCTAAAATAACTAAAGTTCCTAATCCATCAACTTGACCAGTATAATATGGAATTTCAAAGGAAACTCTTACATGTGATTGAGCTGCTAAATTATAAATTTCATCAGGTTGTATTTCATTTATAATATTTGAAATAACTAATGGGTCGGTAAGATCACCATAGTGTAGTTTTAATTTATCAAAAATGTGGTCTATTCTATCAGTATTAAAAGTTGATGTTCTTCTTATGATACCGTGTACTTCATAACCCTTATCTAAGAGTAATTCAGCTAAATGACTACCGTCCATTCCTGTAATACCTGTAATCAAAGCTATTTTTTTACTTAAATTCATTTTTTCATTTGATTTTTTCAAATTAACATAATCATTATATGTCTTTTCTATTCCATCTTTCAAAGATGTTTTATATTCCCAGCCAAGACCTTTCAACTTAGAAACATCTAAAAGTTTTCTTGGTGTACCATCTGGCATTTCAGTATTGAAGTAAATATCTCCTTCAAAGCCAACTATATTTTTAATACCAACTGCAAGTTCAGCAATTGTAACATCTTGACCAGTTCCAATATTTACTATTTCAGAGTCATTATAATTTAACATAAGGTGATGACAAGCATCAGCCAAGTCATCAACGTAAAGAAACTCTCTTTTAGGTGTTCCTGTTCCCCAGATTTCAACCTTGTCTTTTCCTTCTAACTTAGCTTCGTGAAATTTACGAATCATTGCTGGTAAAACATGAGAGTTATTCAAATCATAATTATCATTTGGACCATAAAGATTTGTAGGCATTACAGAGATAAAGTTAGTACCATATTGTTGATTAAATGATTGACACATTTTAATACCAGCAATCTTAGCAATAGCATAAGCATCATTTGTTGGTTCTAATAAACCAGTTAATAAATATTCTTCTTTAATTGGTTGTTCTGAAAACTTAGGATAAATACAAGATGATCCTAAGAATAGTAATTTTTTAACATTGTAATCTTTTGAGCTTTTGATAATATTTGATTGAATCATAAGATTTTCATAAATAAAATCTCCTTTCATTTCGTTGTTGGCTTTTATACCACCTACTTTAGCGGCACAAAGAAAAACATATTCAGGTTTTTCAGATGAAAAAAATGATTGAACGTCTGTCTGATTTAATAGATTTAATTCTTTTCTAGATGTTGTTATAATATTTTTATAACCTAACTCTTTAAGTTTTCTAACTATTGATGATCCAACCATACCGTTATGACCAGCAACATATATTTTCGATTCTAAATTCATATTTATTATATAAAAAAAAAGAGAGAAGTTAACCTTCTCTCTTTTTTAATTACTCAGAATCTTTCTTTTTTCTTGTAGCTTTCTTCTTTGGTGGAGAAGTAATTACAACAAACATATTATCATCTTCTTTGTTATAATCCAATAATAATTTAGAATTTTTCTCAGGATTCTGTTGAATGATTTCCTCTGTTAGAACATCTTCAACATATTTCTGAATAGCTCTCTTCAAAGGTCTTGCTCCATATTCTGGATCAAACCCTTGAGTAGCGATATATTCAGATGCTCCTTCTGTGATTTCTAATTCAAATTCCATCTTTTTAACTCTTTCTACCAAGCCACCCAACTCAATATCAATGATTTTGTTGATATCTTCTTTGTTTAAAGAGTTAAACATTACAACATCATCAATACGATTTAAGAACTCAGGTGCAAATTTCTTCTTCAATTCTTTTTCAATTACTGAATTAGTTTCTTCGGTTGATTTGCTTTCTTTATTCTTAGTAGAGAATCCAACACCTGTTCCGAATTCTTTCAACTGACGTGAACCAGTATTAGAAGTCATAATGATAATTGTATTCTTAAAGTTTACTTTTCTACCAAGTGAATCTGTTAACTGACCATCATCAAGTACTTGAAGTAACAAGTTGAATACTTCTGGATGAGCTTTCTCAATCTCATCTAAAAGAATTACTGAGTAAGGTTTACGTCTAACTTTTTCAGTTAACTGACCACCTTCATCGTGTCCAACATATCCTGGAGGAGCTCCAATCAAACGAGATACTGCGAATTTCTCCATATATTCAGACATATCAATTCTAATTAAAGAATCTTCTGACTCGAATAAGTATCTAGCAAGAATCTTAGCCAATTGAGTTTTACCAACTCCTGTAGGTCCCAAGAACATAAATGAACCAATTGGTTTACTTGGATCTTTCAAACCAACACGACCTCTTTGAATAGCTTTTACAATCTTCTTAACAGCTTCATCTTGACCAATAACTTTACCAATGATACTTTCTTGCATTTTGGCTAATTTACTAGTTTCGTTTAGAGATACTTTTTGAAGAGGAATGCCAGTCATCATCGAAACAACTTCAGCAACATTATCTTCTGTAACCGTTTGTTTGTTGTTAGAACATTCTTCTTCCCATTTCTTTCTCTCTTTTTCCAAAGACTCGTTAAGTTGTCTTTCAACGTCTCTTAACTTAGCAGCTTCTTCATATTTCTGAGAACGAATAACTCCATTTTTCTTTTCTTTAATCTCAACTATCTTATTTTCAATATCAGTGATTTCTTTCGGAACAACGATATTAGAAATGTGAACACGAGATCCAGCTTCGTCTAAAGCATCAATAGCCTTGTCTGGTAAGAATCTATCAGCAACATATCTGTCAGTTAAGTCAACACAAGCCTTGATAGCTTCTTCTGTGTAAATCACATTATGGTGTGATTCATACTTATCTTTAATGTTGTTGATAATTTGGAATGTTTCATCTGGTGATGCAGGTTCAACAATAACTTTTTGAAAACGTCTTTCCAAAGCTCCATCCTTTTCAATATGCTTACGATATTCATCTAAAGTAGTAGCACCAATGATTTGGATTTCTCCACGAGCTAAAGCCGGTTTGAACATATTAGAAGCATCTAAAGATCCTGAAGCACCACCTGCACCGATAATTGTATGAATTTCATCGATGAAAAGTATCACATCTGGTTCTTTTTCAAGTTCAGCCATTAAAGCTTTAATTCTTTCTTCAAATTGACCACGATATTTAGTTCCAGCAACCATAGAAGCCAAATCCAACATAACGATTCTTTTATTAAAAAGAATTCTACTAACTTTTCTTTGAATGATTCTCAATGCTAATCCTTCAGCGATTGAAGATTTACCAACACCAGGTTCACCAATTAAAATAGGGTTATTCTTTTTTCTACGAGATAGAATTTGAGATACTCTTTCGATTTCTTTTTCTCTACCTACGATAGGGTCAAGACGACCTTCTTCCCCCATTTTGGTTAAGTCTCGACTATAAGTGTCTAAAACCGGAGTTTTAGATTTAGAATCAGACTTTTTAGAAGAACCAAAAGATGAATCATCTTCATCATCTTCAATAGCGGATCTAATATCAGGTATTGTGTAATTTCCCTCTTCAATTTTTTTATTATCCATAGTATTCATTATTTTATTATTTAATTTATATTATTTTTATTGTCATTGTTTAGTAAATCATCTATAATTTCATCACGTCTTTCAGAAATATTTGATGGGTTTAATAAATCACATCTTAAAGATATATTCATTCTGGATGAATTGCAATCAATAGATTTTATTTGAGTTCCTTTTCCATCGAATTCTTTTCCTATTAAATCGAATTTAGTTTTATTCTCATACATATTAAAAAAGAAATCAGAATATGTTGGGTATTTCTTCAAATCGATTTCTATATTAATTGTTGCGTGTGCCATAACAGATAATTGAACAACACAATCTTTAATAAAATAAATCTCATTTTCTATTTTTACCCAATCACTCATGCTAATCTGAAATTTCTAAGAAAGTCTATTAAAAATACATTCTTCTCACCACCAACAAAATTTACCCAAGTTTTATAAACTTTTTGGTCTTCTTTATTAGTTGATTCTCTTAATTTATTAATTATTGATTTTCTTGTTTCGTATGGATCATCTGTAATAAGTAAATCTCCATAGTTATCTATAACCCAGTCTCCAAAATCAGGATACTTTTTCCTATTAAAAACTCTTTCATCTACAACAAAAACAATTGCAGACAACATATCATTTAGATCGGGTTCATAAAAGGTAGCAACCTCAACATTATTCTGTTCTAATGTAATTAGATTTGACTCCATTGAACCAACAAATGGCTCATCAGTTGAATGATATCTATTTATAGAGTGATTAGAAGTTCCACCATTTAGTATAATAAATGTTTTCCAGTTATCAGCCCAATCATTATACTGAGTATTTAGTGATTGATTGTGTTCACCAAGATACTTCATTTTTTGACCATATTCAACTACAGCATGTCCAAACTGAATAGCCTGTTGAATTGGTGAGATATTGTATGGAACTAATCCATACATTCTTAGTTCTAATTTATTTTCCATATTTTTTATATTAGATTTTATTGGAAAGGTTTTTATTACTGAATTGTTTTATTCCAGTAACTTCAATTATAACTATATTTTTGATATAATCAGGAATTACAACTTCAAAATCTTGACTAGGTATTTCAATTTCGGCAATAATTAAATGACCTTCAAATTTATCAACTTCCCATTTTAATTTACCTTGTGGATAGATACATCTTTTTTTAGATATACTTCTAGATTCTACTTCTTCTTTTTTACAATTCTCAACAAATAGGTTAAACTCCTCTTTTGTTAGAGGATGTTCATCTTCCATATTCACACCTTTTGAAATTGTTGTTTTGATGGTATGTATATAATACTTACCTTTAATATTAGAGTTACAATATCGAGCTCGTTCCCAAATACCTTCTTGATTTTTAAAATACCATTGTTCAATTTTAATAACCTCAGTTGGTTTTACATCTGGCATTGATTTGAGTAAAAATTTTCTCTCTATTTCTAATTCCATTTATTATACTATTTATCTTATTTTTTAATGAATCTTTCGACTCTTTCAAAGTACGAAGATATGAATAAAAGTCCAATTGTTAAAATAATTGGCATTAATACTGTACCCATTCCACATAAAATACCTATTCCTGATATTACCCATATAAATGCTGCTGTTGTTACACCAATTATCTTATCATCGTGTTTCATAATAACACCACCTCCTAAAAATCCTATACCTGTTACGATATTTGATATTATTCTTGTTGGATCACCACCTCCATAATATTTAGATGCCAAAAAAGATGCAATTGTAAAAATACAAGATCCAACACATATTAAAACAATAGTTCTAAGTCCAGCTACTTTATTTTTAAGTTCTCTTTCCCATCCGATAATTAATCCACATATGGTTGCTATGAGTATTTTTGGAAGAATAAATTTCATTAATTTAATTTCATATCCAAAGTTTAATATTTCTAATAATTTCATTAAGTATTATATAAAAATTAAATTCAAAGTTATGAATTAATTTAAATAAAAAAAACCCAGTCATTGACTGGGTTTGTTGTAGCCCGTAGAGGATTCGAACACTCTGTTACCTAACCGAAAAGTTAGACGTCCTAAACAGATAAATCTGTTTCCCTTACGGGTCCTGTAGACGAACGGGCCATTTAGTGTGGAGTTTGGTACCCACCCTGTCTTTGACAGACCCCCTAATTAAAGGGAAGTTAACCACTACGAAAACTTTGTAGCGGGGGAAGGATTCGAACCTCCGACCTCTAGGTTATGAGCCTAGCGAGCTACCCCTGCTCTACCCCACAATGTTTTTAATATATTTTCGTTTTCAGTTTTTGTTTAATCATTTCTGATTTCTTTTACAAATATAAGAAGACTTTTTTAATCTACCAAATTTTTTCGTAAAATTTCTTTACAAGTTTCTTTCCACTCAAAATGTTCTACATTAACTGGAAAACATTTAACCTCAGTGGAACGATTACTTTCTAATATATCCATTAACTCAATATCATCATCATCTAAATGAAAAATAAATCCTTTACCTTCTAAAAATAAAGATTTAGATTCCATATTTGTAAAGTGAATATTTTCTACTTTAATACCACAATCTTTAGCAACATCAAATAGTTTTTGATTTTGTCCTTCTATCCAATGCCATTTCTTATCCTTAGCAGCTTCGTCACTAAATCGAGAAGTAACTATCCAAACTTCATATCCTTCACTCACCAAATCCTTGGCAAGTTTCTGGACATCTTTTCGAGATAATGTGCCATCAAAATCAAAACTTACTTTCATACTACAAATATAGTCAATTTATTTAATATATACAATATGATTATAAGAAAGTTGGGAGACAAAAAGCCAAAGATTTTAATATTTCAAGGTTCGCCTAGAGATAAAGACACATGTGCAAACATGGAATCAAAAACCCATAAAGTAGTTGAGTATATGATTTCTAAGTGGTCACCATTCATAAATTTTAATGTTATTGACCTTTCTGTTAATCAGTCTAAAAGACCTATTATCCAACCTTGTAAAGGATGTGTTTCAACAGCAGGTGGATATCATTGTCACTTTGAATGCTCATGTTATTTCAAAGGAGATAATAAGAAGCCTGATTTGTTAAAAGAATTAGATGTTTATAATCTATTACAAGAATGTGATGCTTTTATTATTGTTTCTCCAATTCACTGGCATTCATTATCAGCTCAAGTAAAAACCCTTTTTGATAGATTAGTTTGTGTGAATCAAACTTTAACAATAGACGATGCAAAGAAATTAATGGGTGATGGTAATATTAAAAACTCTGATATCACAGGAAAATTCGCTAAGTCTGGAAAATATAATGATATGTTAAGAAACCACTTAGAAGGAAAAGTAGCTGGATTCTATGTACATGGTGATGATGGTGCAAATGATTATACTGGTAAAGAATTACCAGATTCTTACTCTGATGTATTAGATGATGGATTTTCTAATAATCCAAAAAGTGTTGTGATGCCTTTTGTGATGCAATTAAAATACTCTGGAGTATATGTACCAGATAATTTAATACAATCATTTTATATAAATAAAGGAGTTGATTATTACACAGCAAATAAAACTATGAATAAGGAAAAAGAGTTTTTTGAAAGAGCTGATATGTTATTAAACAACTTGTTAGATTACTTAGATCAATCTAAATCGTAACCAACGAAAAGTATATTTTTATCTTTAAGCAACTTTTCTAATTTTATTTTATCTTCTGATTCAATAAGATAGCCATCCTTCTCAGTATAAACAAGAAAGTAAAACTTCTCACCTTCTATTTCAACATCATATTTTCTTACTGGTTCTGGTTGGTACTCTGATAAGTCAACATTTCTTGTCCAAGAGAAAATAAAACTAAACTCTTCATTTGTTTGGAAGTGTATGGCTTTTATGTAAAAAATCTCCACGAGTTCTTTAACCCACCAACTACCATAATAATCTTTATTAGAATAAACTTTATTCATTAATTTAAGTTATTTTTTACCACTTTCTCTAGAGTTCGCTTCATTTCTTTAGTCAACTCAACATCGTAATCATCAATGTAGACTTCGGTAATAGTAACATCAGTATCAGTAATATCAACATCTGTATAAGGTGGTGTCCAATAATCTCCAGGATCATGGTCAACTCTACCACTTACATATAATTCAAAGTTGACATTAACTTCTATACCATCACAATCGAATATCATATATTGACAATCTCTAGTGAAAGAGCCTTCATTTTCACATATTAAATCTTCCCAATCATCAACAACATCTTTGTCTTTAATTTTTAAGTTATTTAGATTAACTGAGTATGTAGAAATAAAAGTCATGTATATATCGTATTTGTTAATACAAATATAGTAAACATATACGAAAAAACAAAAAAATAGACGGTTTTATTCCGTCTATTTTTTATCCTGCAATTTTTGTAATCTCAGAGAATACTGACTTCCTAGGTTGTCTTACTTTAACTTGGTTATGAGAAGAGTCTGAGTAGTCAACAATTGAAGAAAGATGTTTTCTATCTTCTTTAGCCGGTTTTTTATTTTCTGGTTCAAATTTATCCTGCAATTGTGCATATAAGTTATTCCACATATTTCTAGGAACACCTTCTTTATCAAAGAATGAGAATATTACATTTTGTGGAATTTCCACAAACTTTTTTTGAGATGCTACAACAGCATCAATCATTGAGTTAATTATTTTTTTAGTATCCATTTTTTATTTTTAATTATAGTGAAATTACTTTATTGAAACCTTCATCATGTGTTATTGGTTGATAAGAGGAAATCATAGACTTAACAATTTTCATCGGAAGGTCTTTATTTTCTTCTTCAATTCTTTTTTTATTTCGTCTTTCATATTCATCATCTGATAAAATAGGAAAAATAACACCTAACTTATAATAGTCGTCAGTGAAATAATTTAGATTTTGTTTTCTTCTTTTAGAAGCCATGTGTGTCATATCAACAATCACATTTTTCTTTTCTTTATTAGCATCTAAAAATCTTTGAGATAAAACTCTATCTACTTCTTTTTGGTCTACATTGTTAAATGCGGCTGTATAGTCTCTTGAACCATATACTTCCATAACAATTTCATCACGACTAATTACTTCAGTCGTTGGAAAGTTTTCTCTAATCCAAGTTGATTTACCTGACAATGGCGGTCCAACAAGTATAATAACAAAAGGTTCTTTTAAGTGTTTAAGATTCATATTAAATTGATTGAACTGATTTTTTAATTATTTCTGCGTGGTCAAATGCCATATCAACGGTTACATCACCATCATAACTTACATCGTTCCAAGTACATTCTGTAGCATCATCACCAGCTATAGCTTCAGGAATTTCATCAAGAATAGTAGCGAAAGCATAACTAACACAATTTTTACTTCGTGGGTCACGATAAGGTTTATCAAAAACACCAACCGGAGTCAAATATCCACTTTTATTACTTGATGTTAAATTCATACCCTTTAAAACAATACCTGTTTCTTCTTCTAACTCACGGACTGCTGCATCTATTGGATGTTCTCCCTCATCGATGTTACCACCTGGATTAGCCCACATACCAACAAATGGTGGTCGACCTCTTTTAATAGAAAGTACTTTGTAATTTGTCCCAGTATCTACTAAAACAATTAAATCAACACAAGACATTCCTGTATCAACGATTTCATTATCAACAACTCTTAAAATATAAGAGTATCCTATAGTTAATTTGTTTTCTGATTTATTAAAGAAGTTACCAAAGTTGGTATAAACTATATTCTCTTTAATATCAAGAACCTTCAAGGGTCCTATCCACTCAGATGTGTTGAATTGATTAAATTTTTTTATAGTCGCCATTATCGAATATTATTTTTCGTCTTACAAATATACTAATTATTTATTAAATGTAGAAAATAAAAGTATAAATATAATATATAGATTATATGATTTCAAAGTATAATAGTTTCAGTTTAGATTTATTATTAGAAAAGGCCATCAATGAGTCTTTCTTATATTATTCTCCAGGTGTTAGAAAAGCACTTGATAGAATAAAAAGTAATGATATTGCTTCGAGTCTATTAGGTTCAGAGGGAACTGATGTAAAACCAGATATGACCTTTATCGATTTAGGTAAAGAAGGTTATTTTTCTTTTATTACAATGAGAAATGCTAAACCTTTAATTGTTGCTAAATATCCAAATAATGACTGGGCTGAAAATATTGATACTAAACGAATGCCAAACCCACAAGCATATTCAGATGATTTACATGAATTTGATATGGAAGGCGGTAGTGATGTTAGTGGAGTATTTATAAGATCAAGAAATGAAGTTGGTTTAGGTAGATTTGTTAATAAACTATTTCCAGGTAAATTTAGTTCAAAAGAAGTTGAAGAGTTTGTAAATTCATTCAAAGCTTCTTTGGAAAAATCTGGAGAACATTTTGAATTAGTTGAAGGTGAAGATATTGCATTTTGGTATAGGTCTGAAAATTATAAAGAGAACTCAGGTACACTTGGTAATTCTTGTATGGCTCAAAAGAGAAATCTATTTGGAATCTATACTCAGAATCAGGATGTTTGTAAATTATTAATTCTAAGAGAAGATGATAAAATTATAGGTAGAGCCTTAGTTTGGAAGTTAGCATCTATAAAACATATCAGAAAAGATGTTGAAGGTATTGAATATTTTATGGACAGACAATATACTATTAAAGAATCAGATGTTCAAAAGTTTAAAAACTATGCTAAAGAACAAGGTTGGTGTTATAAATCTTATAACAATCATCATAGTCTTAATACCGTAACAATAGGTGGTGAAGAGAAAAATGTTGACATGACTATTAAAGTAGCCACTAAAGATTATAACAGATACCCTTATATGGATACATTTAAAAGATATGATGTTAATAATGGTATTCTTCACAATGATGACGAACAAGAAGAACGATATGAAGGTCAATATATCTTAGAAGATACTGGTGGTGGATACTCTGAAATTGAAGGTGGTGTTTGGTCTGAATGGTATGATAGAAGAATTCCTGACGATGAAGCTGTTTGGTCTGATCCTCTTGGTGATCACTTAGTTGCTGATAGCGCAGTGCAGGTAGTAAGAGGTTATAGTAGAAGAAGAGGATGGTATCCAGATGATTATGATGATATATTCTTTGATGAAGATCATGATGAATACTTCCACGTTGATGATGGAGTTTATTCTGAAATCGAAGATAGAATGTTATGGGATGAAACTGCTGTTTTAGTTGTTGTAGAAATTTTTGAAGATGGTGATGTTCCTAGTACAGATGGTCAATATATGTATGAAAATGATAGAGATATTAAAGAAATAAATACTGATTGGTTATGGTATGATAAAATTTCTGATACTCATAGAGACTGGAGAGACTATAGTTACATTAGTCAAAAGTTATTAGTTGTTGATTATAAAGGCAATTACATTCCTAAGAAATTTGCTATTGAAGTTTATAAGATTGAACCAAGAGATAATGCAGTCGATATAACAGGAGTTGAGTATTTAACTAAAGTAGATTCTTTAGGATTAGGATATAATATTGTTGAGTCTGAAAAAAGATTAACTGATTGGTTTACTTATACTCAAGACATTGCTGAATATACAGATATTCTTTTAGAAAGGTTACCTAAGTTGATGAATAGATACAATGATGTTCTAAATAATAAAGGTCAATTACAATTTCAATTCAAAGGTGATGAAGAACAAGAATATAGAGATAAGGTTTCTATGAATAGAGCTCTTTGTCAAGATAGAATAGAACATTTAGAAGAAGGAACTTGGGACTAAATTCCTAGTTCCTTCCAATTAAAAGTTTAATCATCATATTCTCTGATGTTGATGAACGGTGATAACCATCAATTAATCTCAACTTATCTCCTTTAGACAAAGCAACACCTCTAATACCCGTATAATTCTTATCAGAATAATGGTCAAGACTTTTAGTATTTACTTTTCTATAATGTTCATCTGAACCAAAGATAATACTATCTCTTTCTACTTCAGTTATCTTATAACTAACTCCCTTTAATTCAGGTAGAATCTTACCATATTCTAGCATTAAAAGATACTCAATTCTTTCAGTTAAATCAATTATATCAAATGCTTTATCAAGTTGGTCTTCAACTTTTCTAGCAACAGAATCATCTAAGATAACATCGTCAATTTCTTGACCATAATATCCACCACAAACTTGAACTTCCCAATTTGTTGGTTCGTAAACTTTATTAATCCTTAAAATTCTATCAATAGTATAAATATCAATTTCTTTAGAAACTCCACCTAATATGTTATTAATAGTAGAGTTTCTTTTAGTAGCCAAAGTATTATCAAAATAGTTTGCGTGTATCTCATTCACCATATTTGGTATGTTTACCGAAACAACGTGAGCATCCTCTATAGTACCACAACGACAAATTCCTTCATCATCACATCCATGAGCACTACAATCTCTGTAATCACTATAATCATATTCTGTGTTATATCTGAAATTTGTTCCTACAATTTTCATCTTTTTTTAATCCTTACTTTATGACTTTTACCTGATATATTTTTATAGATATAAAAGTCGTTACTTTTTAATTTTTCAAAAACTTCAATTAAAGCAACCCCATCGATACCATAAAAGGTATGAGGTAGTACATTATCTTTTATATAGGGATTCCACCTATTCACTCTATCTATTATTGACTTACCATTTTTTATTGGTGTATCAAAATAAAAAAAGTGATCGTGTTTAAGAACATTTTGTTTTTCCTTTATCTGTTCATAAACTTTCTGAATGATATGTTGTTTAATAAAATTGCTCATACTGCTACTCCATTTAAAATTCCATTATGAAAATATCTAAAATCAGACAAGTCATAATCTTCTACATTTTTAAGATAACTATTAATAGATCCAATAATGTTGTATCTACCAGATGTGTTATCTGTGTGAGCATACCAACTAGGAAATTTCTTATTGTGATCTAAACAATAATTAATTAAATAATCAGCAGCTGTTTTACCTGTGTACTCTACACCATTTTTATAACAAGCCAAGTCATGGTCAAATGAAACCAAGTCAATATCATCAAAATGATTGTTGATAATATCAACAAATTCAAAATAATCTCGAGCAATAACCCACTTATCTTCTGAAGAATAAGCACTTCCTAATCCTTTACCAGATTTGTGTGCCATATCTGGAGTTCTGATATCATCTAAAAAAAGATTAATATTTTTCATATCTTATAATATTTGTTTTATTCTTATTAGTTCCATTTAACATCATTAATAAAGTGGTTTCCTTTATATTAATTGACTTACAAACATCTTTTAGTTTGTTGAAAGTTTCTCCAGTTGTGGTATTTTTATAAATGAAATTTGTATGTTTTGATGATTTTTTTATTTTTTTATAATTTTTGTTGATATCATAAGAATCTATAAAAGACCAATAAAATCCACCTGCCGAATTTAGAACATTTCTACAACAAGCTGAAATATTTTGTCTACTTATACTTGTACTTTCCTCAGCTTCTTTAATTGAATTAAATTTATTTAAAATGATACCATCTTCGGATATTTGAAGAACCTTCTTATATTGAGATTCTATTATTTTCAAATGTGCCTCTTTACTTCTTTTATTACCAATGTGTGATATTTTCAAATTTTCTATGTGTTCATCACTGAACTTCATTCCAAGATTAGTATCACATACTATTCTTTTATTATATCCATACTTAGTATCATTAGCCTTATAGAATTTTATATTAAACTCTTCCCTTTCTTTTATTAGGTTCTTATCAATAAATTTTAAATCTTCTAATATTTCAAATTTGAAATTTGAAATTCCATACTTATTAAATGATGATTGTAAATGTTTATTAAAATGTATATTTCCTATTAATAGTCTTTTATGTGTTGAAAATCTATTCATTATAGATATTGAACTACCTATATAAACTTTATTATTAATTAAATTTTCTATTTTATAAATTCCTATTATTTTTTTATACGGCATAATACTCTTTTTATTTTTATATATTAAAAAAGGGTGTTTCTGTCTAAAAATAAGTTCATGTTTTGTTTAGTTTAAGTAAATTCCGTGTTGTTCGCACCATAGGTCTAAATAAAGACCTTGTGAAAACCAAATTTCAAATTCATCACTTCCAAGTGAATCATTTAGTTTTTCAATTATAAAGTCAGCATATCTCTGAGATATGGATGTAATAATTTTTGTTTTAATCTCTGCAAGTCTTTTCATATTAATTCTATTAAAAGTGTTATTAAAAGTTATAGTTATTTAAAAATTCTTTTTCTATCTTTCTAAGATGCCTAATTCCAACCTCTGAAATCCTATCCAATACTATGTCAATATCAAGATTAGAATATACCCATTCGTCTAAATAATCCAAAAAGAAAGAAAATCTAACAGCATTAATTGGATTAACATTTTCTGATATGGATTCAATATCGAATTTACCTTTTAGTATATCCTCAGATATATCATTCATTTCATAATAAATAAAATTATCATTAAGTATTTTACTATACGATTTAAATTCTACCGCATCAACAATTATAAAAAAGTTATATCTATCGAAATCATCATCAAAATCAAAAAATGCTTCAGAATTAATATCTGATATTTTTTCTTTATCAATATCAGAAAGCTGGTCGTAATCATCTTCTAATTTGAAGGATGACTTAAAAAACTTTACATGATAGATCGAAGACATTTACTATATATTATTTATACAAATATACAAAAACTTTTGAACATTAATAGTATTATTTATATAAATTTATATGGAACAAAAGAAAATGCCTGATAGTTTTGTAGAAAATCGATTATCTAAAAGATATCCAACAGAAGTTGGTGCTCCAAAGTTTGAACCTGATAATATTTCACTTTTCAAAATTGAGAAAACAGCAAAAGTTAAAAAATACTATTCGTCAAAATTTGAAGAAATGACAAAAGAGTATGAAAATCTAATGTCTGAAATTCAAGTTAATGAAAGACTTTATATGGCTTCTCATAATTTCGAACCAATCTCCGGTGAAATTTATCATTTATATAAAAAGGAATCTGGTGAAGAATTCCTTTCTTTAATATCTCCAGACCAATGGAAGAGATTTGAGTTTATTGGCTCTTATAGATTTTTATCTGATGGAAGATGGGTTGGAATTTAACCTACCCATCCTTCTTTCAAACTTACCGTTTTATTGAAACTTTTACCGTCTTTATCTAAAATATAATAACCCATTCTCATCATTTGAACTGGTTCCTTTACATTCAAAACGTGTGGTTCAAAGATTGCCTTATCATTAATTATAAGTGAATCTGGGTTGATATAATTGATAAAATCATCTTCATTTTTATCTGGTGACTCATCACTAAATAATTTATCATATTCATTTACATTCATTCTAACTCCGTGTTCAACAGATACCCAATGAATAGTTCCTTTAATCTTTCTTTCAAAAGTCATACCTGATCTTGTTAAAGGATCATAAGTACATCTAATTTCAATAACTTCCCCACTATCATTCTTGATAACTTCATTCGCTTTAATAACATAAGCACCTTTCAATCTTACTTCACCACCCAACTTTAATCTGTGGAATTTGTTATTAGCTTCTTCTCTGAAATCTTCTGATTCAATAAATAATTCACCACTAAAAGGAATCATTCTAGTACCGACACTTTCATCACCAGGATTGTTTTCAACTTCAACCATTTCAGTTCCATTATCCCAATTAGTAATAACTAACTTAACAGGATTCATTACACCCATCAATCTATTAGCAACTACATTCAAATCAGTTCTCAAACATTCTTCTAAAAGCAAGTAAGAAACAACTGACTCTTTTCTGGTAACAGAAATTCTATCACAAAAATCTTTAATAGCATTTGGTGTGAAACCTCTTCTTCTTAAACCAGAAATAGTTGGCATTCTTGGATCATCCCATCCAGTAACATAACCTTCTTCAACTAATCTTTTTAATTTTCTCTTTGACATAACCGTATAGTCAATGTTCAAACGAGCAAACTCAGTTTCTTCTGGTAAAGGATTCTCTAAATCACAATTTTCTAACACCCACATATATAAAGGTCTATGAACTTCAAATTCTAAAGTACATAAAGAATCAGTAATACCTTCTTTATAATCAGAAAGTGGATGAGCAAAGTCATACATTGGATAAATCTTCCAAGTGTCACCAGTTCTGTGATGTGACTTAGATATGATTCTATAAATAACTGGATCTCTTAAAATCATATTTGAGGAAGTCATATCAATATTAGCTCTCAAGATTTTAGAACCTTCAACAAATTCACCTAATCTCATTCTATTAAATAAGTCTAAGTTTTCTTCTATACTTCTAGATTTATAAGGTGAGTCTTTACCAACTGAAGTAGGAGTTCCTTTTAAGTTAGCAATTTCTTCAGAGGTTGAATCATCAACATAAGCTAATCCTTTCTTAATTAAAGTAACAGCACATTCATAAAGAAAATCAAAATAATCAGATGTGTATCTGATTTCACTTGGCGTATAACCAAGCCACTTGATATCTTCAATCATTGAATCTACAAACTCTTTTCTTTCAGTTGTTGGATTTGTATCATCAAACCTTAACACACATGGAGCATTATACTTTTCTGCTAATCCAAAATTTAATATAATGGATTTAGCGTGACCTAAGTGAAGACCACCGACAACTCTACCATCGTTTAGTATAGCCCCATTTGGTTCTGGTGGAAAACGAAGTTTTAACTTATCAAGATTTCCTTTTTCTAATATTTTTTCTTCTATGAAATTCATAATTTTTATATTTTTATATGTTGTTTAGTTGTCTCGCCAGGATTCGAACCTGGACTCTTTCCGTTCAAAGCGGCTTGTGTTGCCCTTACACCACGAGACATTGTTTGTTGCTCCACTTGGACTCGAA